GATATGATGATGCATCATGGGCTAATCACCCGCATAACTGTAAAAACAGTGGTAATGACCCTTGGGACTACTTGCCCGAAGTAATTAAGAACACTGAGCCCACTCAGGTCAGTTACAATGACAACGGCGATGTTGCCCACCGCATATTCCATAACGCATCAAAAACACCCGCCGGATTTAAGCCCCCAATTGTTGAGGTTGGGAACAACGATTTTCAGCCATTGGATCAGGCTATGCAGTTCGCAAGTGTTAAGAGTAATCTCAGCGTAAGATGGGTAAGAGCGACAGCCACAGTTGACTGCTCAAATCCCGGTGTTGATGTATGGAGCGTTTCTTGGGTCGCACCTGTGACAGATTATTGGAGTGCCAAAGAAGGTAAGCAATCGACAGGGAAATCTTCAGCGTCTCCATCATTCTTTGATTTTGATGAGAACGGTGTAAAAGTTCTTAGGCTTGGAAAGGCGGGTACAGGAGGGACTAATCAAGTAGTTTATAAGTCCTATGTTTCATTTGTCGTGGGTGAGGATCCGGGCATGGAATTAGATTCATGGTTCGGATCGGGTTCCTCAAGCCTCGGACCCGCCGTGTCAATGGACTTTCACTTCGTTGGTATTGACGGGAATCATAGGATTGCGAGTTTTCGACAGGCACTTCCAAATACATGGAAAAAAATAGATACCAAGGATGGGCTCTTTTTCCCGTCTTCAGGAACAGGTGTAAAAGAAGGTAGATCAAAACCGGGCGGAGAAGGGACTTACTCAATAGAGGACGAGATCGCTGACGGTGAGGATATCAAAGTAGCTGAAGGAACCGCAAAGTCTTACATTTTTAATTATGTCCACAAGAAGGACGAGCCATATCCTATGTATCAAGGTCAACCGATTATGAAAACAGGTGGGCGAATGGATTGGACTCACTACTACGACAGTTCAAGCAGTAACTCAGTAATCGGAAGCTCTTCAATTGCTCCAATATTTTCTCATGGCAACACTAGGATTTGGAAGATCACTATCGTTTTCATATCATGAGCGAATTCTCATCAGATTTAAATGCTGAGAAAATAGATGAAATTAGAAGTTCTGTTGACTCATTAAAAGATCAAATCTCTCAGATGGAGGGTGATTTTGGAGACATACAGTTTGCCGTCGACCGACTAGAAACCCTTGAATTTTTTGATCGTGGGGATGACAAGAGGCAGACTATTGTACATTGGTTAGACGAAGTCGAGCCCGATGAGATTGAGACAATTGAGGATGCAAAGAAAGCATTTGTAGAGTTTTCCGAAGAACGAAGAGGACAGAATAAAGAACATCAGGTCGGACATGGTGACATTCTTGTAATTGGAGGCGAGTGTCCATACTACGCAGTCTGTGCAAAAGTTGACCGTGGTGTCGGCGGTGGGGACGCGGGTTTTCAGGAAGAGGATAAGCTCGATGTTGCGGGTACGGAAGAGGAAAACGAAAAAGCGTATAAAGAATTTATTGTATGGGGCGGTTGTGGAAACGAGGGAGTAGTCGGTGACCCATGTGCGGGACAGGGCGGAGCAACTGCTAGTGCAGTTGGAAGCGTATCCACATATACACATTATTCGTCAAAAGGACCACAAAAAATTGGTATTCTTGGAACGCAAGAAAGTGAGGCATCTGAAATAAGTACTATCATAAGTAGTCTCGAAGAACTGTCCTTAAAGGCAAAAAAGGAAGAGTCTACTCCAAAAGAATTTATAGGATTGCAATACGACAGTTCTTGTTACTCAAGCGACTCTACATGCAAGGGAATATTTATGAATGTTGTTTCCATAAACAGCACTCCTGTAAAACTTTCATTATGCGCCACCGTAAATAATGAAGCATTAGATTTTAAACCTGTCGATGTGGTAGATAAAGAAATAACTGTCACTTCGTCCTCCACCTCAATCACAGCCACGAGTACGAAAATTGCATCAACTGCATGTGGCGATGTTTCCAATCAGGATGACGAGGGAGGAGACTCGGATAGAACTCTACCCACAGCATCGTGGGTAGAGGACACAAGTGTTGCTGACGAGACCCCCACCACCTTACATCAGGTCAGTAAAGAAGAGATGGAAAATAGCCTTGTTGAAGGCTCGGTCAGTCTTGGCGGATCATTAAATGTATCAACATTTTCAAACGATGACTTTGACGCGGATGAGAAAGTATTTCTTCCTGTTGTAAGTGCGTGTCCGCAGACGGGGTCAGTTCCCGTGTTCAGCGAATTTTGGTCAGCGGGGACTTCTGCTGAAGTTACCCGTGCTTGCGGGGCGGACAGCAGTTTAGACACACAGCAGATAACTGTCACTTTAACACCAAAAATTAACACATTAAATTTTGAATGCGGACTACTTGTCGGCACAACGGAAGCAGAAACTATGGGCAACGCACAATCAATACAATTTACTATGGAAATACCATGCGGTACGGAACAAACATTTGGATGCGAGGAAATTGAGATTTGTGATGACGATTCGTCACAACCAAGAACAATTGTTATTCCAAAATATGTGGATGCTAGTGGTGCTGATCTAAGTAACTGTCCAACAAGTGAATCAGGAGGAAGTGAATAATGGCTTATGTAAAACAATGCGGTGGATGTACAGGACTAGACTGCTGTCCCGATGATTCAAAATATTGGTCAGTTAATTCGCAGGATTATATTGAAACTATCTATTATAACACCCTTAGCGGATCATGTTTGTGTGATGAGTATGTAGGAGGGGATGGAGTTACATATTGCGACTATTCTAACGAAGCAAATGCATCTATAGAATTAAATTTTGATCCCGATAATTGTTGGTACTCAGATGCTAATGGAACAATTATGTTTAGAATGTGGGAAAGAGGCAGTGGTTCAGCAGAAGATGTGGCATACCAAGCAGATGAAGCGGAAATACAGGCAGTTTTTGGCAATAGAGAAGTCCATGACGGGTCGGTTCCTTGGTTGGATAATCATGCATTATGGGGTGCTCTATATGTTAACGCAGATTTAGCTAACGCCAACATAGGTACTAGATTAAAAAGATCGAGTAAAGATGTATTAGTACTCGGAACTAGCTTCATTACTATAGGCACGACATACCAAAATATAAAGCAACTTAATTACCCTGAACCCGTGAATGGGGTCGGACAGTTTGGTAATTTTAATGTCGATGTTAACGCTCCGTGGTATGTTTCTGTCAGTGAAACGCAGTACGCGCAAGGAGACAGTGCGGGAGACATTTTTGTATGTCCTCTTCGTGCGGATGGTACTTCTAATGCTCCGACATATAGAACATGAGCGATAGCAATAAATCAAAAGGACTAGGGGATACCGTTAAAAAGATGACGAGTGCATTAGGTATTAAGCAATGCTCGCCCTGTAAGCGTAGACAGGAAAAACTCAATCGGTTGTTTCCATACAAAAATAAAGGTAAAAATAAAGAGTGAGATACTTCAGGATACCGAGTTTTACAGGGATTGAGGCACATCGAGATGATGCGGACAGGGGTAGCCTGTGCGTTGTCGAGGGATGTGTTCCGAAATCTTCGGGCGGTATCCGATCAGCACCTGTTTGGGATGAGATTGGAAGAATAGATGTATCAACTTCAACAAATATAAATCAATTATACGGAATTGATGAGTTGAACGGTAACTCTTTTCTTTTCGTTTCTAGGGGCAATAAAATCCATGATATGGTAATAATGTCCCAAGAAAATACTGAGGTCGGTACTCTAGGAGATAGCTACACAGTCGCTAGCTCAACTCCATACACAGCAGATGAAGCACCTCTCACTCCTATTGGAAATAGGTTATATTCAATAGGGGACGGGTCTGCTGACTCAACATTCTTAGGGCTCGGTCCCGTTGACAACCCAAATTTTCAGGTAAAGCCTGACCTTGATATTTATAAACAGGAATTTGAAAATTTTCCAAAATGTAAGTTTTTTGTTCAGGGTCCAAAAAAAACAATTTTTGGTGCGGGGAATCCTGATAAACCATTAACTATTTATATTAGTGAACCTGCGGGAATAACCACTCCTCACAGGGACAGTATATATTCTGAACAGTTAAGTTCCGTTGATATTATAGGATCGAATGCGAATTACATTACCGCACTCACATCTCGCGGAGATCAAATTGTTGTGCATACCGATAAAGGATGCCATTTACTATTCGCTCCAAAACCCGACCAAGCGGAAACAGGGTATCGTGTTGAGCAAGCCCCCGCCACCAACTTCTCAGCTTCCGTTGGTATACAGGTTGTTGGCGGTGAGAGTGGGACTCAACCGTATTGGCTAGCCTTTGACGGTCAATTATATAAGGATGAAAGCGTAGCTAGAGGGGCTGAGGACTTCAAAACATACAGCGATCCGAGTCAGGTGTCGTGGAAGGCGAAGGGTGTATGGGACAGGCAACACCCAACAGATCTATCAAATTCTTTCGCCACATACAGCGCTTCAGCGGGTATGTATTGGGCATACACTCAAGACAAATTTTTCTTAGACCGCTTTAAAAACAGCCCTCCAATTGAGCCGTTTGGACTAGTTTTTCATTTAGATGAATTCGTAGCACCTTCTACACCTGAAGGACTGGCTTACCAATTTGTGCAAAGTGCTCCTAAAGAGCCAACCGAACTAACAGGTGCAGTTACGACTAAGGATAACCCTGCCGAGCCGACAGGTCTGACAATTACAGATGTTCTTTATGACGCACCCTCGGAAGTTACTATAACCCAACTAGATTTCATTCCTGACGCTCCAAGCGTAGTTACTGAAATTATCGTTTATGTTATTCCTGACGCTCCAAGTGTTGTCACTAATGTTACCACAGACCTGCTTCCTGACGCTCCAAGTGTTATCACTCATGTTGAAGCGATTTTAATGCCTGACGCTCCGAGCGTACCGACAAATGCTAATACAGTTCTACTGCCTGACGCTCCAAGCGTTCCGACTATTACTGTAGCTACTCTATCTCCTGACGCACCGAGTGTGCCAACCAACGCTGTATTTTCTCTACTGCCTGACGCTCCGAGTGAGCCAACAAATCTGCAATATAGCCTTGATGCAGGTACTACACCTACCCCAAAACCTGCTCATCCTGTTGAAGTTGGGAACCTTTCATTTACTCTTGTACCCGATGCTCCGAGCGTACCAACAGGATTACAGGGCAACATAACTGCGGTTGAACCGGGAGACGAGACAAATGAACCGGGCGTACCAACAGGACTACAGGGTAACATTACTTACATCGAACCGGGAGACGAGACAAATGCACCGAGCGTACCGACAGGACTACAGGGCAACATAACTGCGGTTGATGCTCCGGGCGTACCAACAGGATTACAGGGTAGCATAACTGCGGTTGATGCTCCGTCAGTACCCACCCAATTACAACTTACGAATGTAGTGCCTGATGCTCCATCTATACCTTACGAATTAACGGGTGTGAATGATTCCATTTTCAGACCTAGTGAACCGACCGATCTTAATAAAAAACTATATGAAGACAAACCCTTTTTCCCTTGGGGGCTGAGCTATGATGTAGAGTATACTAAAACTAAACTATCTACTCCTCAGTATGTAGTTAGAGTGACTAACAGCGAAATATCTGTTCAATTAGACCCCGTACCATACGCAAGTTTTTACGAAATAAACTTTAGCCCCGATAGTGAGGGTTTTCAATTTATAATTATCAGAGCTAACGGTAGTTTATCCCACACTTTTAATGAACACTTAGGATCGTCCTTAATGCATGGTCAGGACTACTTTGTTCGAGTACTTGCAATGGGGGAGGGTGAATATACCGACAGCGAATACTCCGATTGGAGTACACACAGATTGAGCGGTGAAGTTGACCCATTCGTAGTTAAGATGTGGATAAGCTCTCTTGATGATCTGCCTTCAGAACCTAGTTTAGGGGAGACGGTTATGTACAGCAATGGAGATGTGAAAACACTTTATGTGTTTGATAAAACTGAAGGTACAGAGTCGGGCTACAAATGGTTCAGCTTCCCATTCTCTGAATCGCAGTACGGAACGGAATTCCCAAGTGTACCAACTTCACTTCAGCATGTAAGTACGCAGTACTCAATTTCTGACAAACCTTCAAACCCAAGAGGGCTAAGTGGCGAGATTGTAATAGAAAAACCAAGCTATCCTAATTCACTCGCATACGAAGTATTTCCTGACGCACCAAGCGAACCTTACAATGCAACTTCCGAAACCACCTACTCCCCCGTAATGTTAAGTACTCCTAGTGTCAATGATAATTACTTTACTGAAGCTCAATTAAGTTTTGACATATCTCCTGTCACAAACGGATATCAGTACAGAAGTAGGTTGACTAAAAGAAGTGACTTTTGGCGTAAAGATTTCAGTAATTCCATACTGCGAGTTCACCCTATAGGTAATTACATGGTAACTAAAAACGGAGTTTGGTGGGACATGGATGACATCGTTGTTGATTACGAAGGTTTAGAACCGAACACTAGATATGTGTTTGAAGCATGGGCGTTGGGTGACGGAAAAGACTTTTTGGATAGTTACATAAGTTCAGACGGGGGAAAAACAGATTTAGCCCCGCCCTCAAACCCAACGAATTTGCAATACACTTACACAATAGAATGGGGTGATGCGCCGTCCCATCCCACGGATCTACAGTATTCTTTTGAATTCGTATCGGGAGATCCGCCATCACACCCCACGGGATTAAATGTACCGTACCAAGCTACTATTCCCGGATACGGAAGGTAGAAACACACATCTTAAAATGAAAAGCATAGTACAAACATTCACAACTCAAACACTTCCATCAAACCCCGTTCATGGACAGCTTGTATTCCTGTCCGACACGGACAACATCTTAATAGCGGACAAAACAGGAAGTACACTCGTGTGGAGGCAGTACAATAGTGAGGCACAGTACATCTCAAATGCCCCAACAGCACCAAGTTATCCGCTCTATTTAAGAGGGGTTAATCAGGACGCATTTTCTAATATCAATAATTACGATCAGTATAAAAACGATGACTCAGTACATATAATTTTTGATAAGTGGAATATTGAACAAGAAAAAACTCCAAGAGTTAATAATGACTCGGATTTTCCTAGAAATTATTACAGAAGCTACTACACAATCTCCGCATTAAGAAGTCAGTGGGAGATACAAAACTATTGGGATGGGTATTCACAAAATAGTACTGATTATAAATACCTCCCGGAATCTGAGGCAGAGGCTGAAGCAAAAGGAATGACCGCTTATTCTCCCCGTTACAGACATTATGAATATCCTCGCGGGGTAGACATAAGACATAAGGGTATAATATTTCCCTCAATAATAAACGAAGCAGGGGGGTATAATGAATACGCTATTTGGGAAACAATGACTTACTTAGGGGAAAGAGATACTGATGACCTGCAATCCACAATAGGCGCTGGAACTGTTTGGCAAATGTGGAAATGGAAAAACTACAATAATCTTGGAGGTATTGATAATTGGGCGATGGGAAAATATCCATGTTGGTATCTTAGTAGGTACGAAAAATCTCTATACAGCACCGACCCTAATTTTCCACGAGTTTACCAACTAAAACACTATTTCTTAATAGCTGATCCTGATGGTAGTTACCGCCTACAGGGATACACTTCAGGCATTGAGACAAATAGCTCAAGTAATATGTCAGGAAGAAGTGAAAGAATATTAGATATTGAACTAGGAACTAATTTTTGGGGCGTTACAGCCGGAAAAACGGTAGACTCGGACGGCAATAAGGATTTCGTGTTTTTAACACCTGAACCAAAATTCAGCACTAATTTTACAAGAGCCAATCAGGAAAGTGCATTGTTTTTTGATGATGTACTTCCTTACAGCGGGGATGGATATCAGCTAATAGAAGGTAAGTACTACAGGGAAACGACATTTCATATTAGTCCATTAATGTTGGATACAGATTCAAGTGAGCAAAACACCTCACTAACGCCCGGCTCGCCAACAGGTCTTAGCTTCGAATTAGAGTACGACTCTGATTTTAAACCTAGCAATCCAACGGGGTTAGAGGGTGCTCTCAGACTTGATGATAACACAGTTCCGGGAAGTGGTGGGGATACGATAAACAACCTATATATCCGTCCCATGTACAATTTAGACCCTAGTGATCTCAGAGTAGTAACTAGTGCTCATAGACGAGACATAGATGATGCAATTGAATATGTTTCGAAATTATTGAATACAAAATCAGAACCTTGGGAGATTAGAGTACAAATATATTTGTATGGCAGTGACGCGCTAAGAGAGTATGGGAATAATGCATATGAGGATTCTGATGGACCCCAAGGAACATTAGCGGGTGCGTCTCTTACGGGGGTTGGAAATTCCCGGAACAATGATCTATTTCATGTAGGATTTGACGATAAAAAATACTTAAGAGTACGGCAAGGAATAGTAATTCTTGACCCCGCAGATTTACAAAATAGTAAAGATGACAACGGTAATACTGTACTTGCAACTTTTAGTAATACTCAAGGTAAGCAATTTATAGACTCAACTAAGTACGGAACATACCTGTACTTCACTATGATCCATGAATTACTTCATATGCTTGGATTTAGTGATAGAATGTTCTTCGCTGAAAAACATTTAGGTTTGAGAGAAAACAGAGATGATATCTATCCGAACAGAGATTTAGTAGTGCCAACAGATCCCTTCAAAGGGTATATGTATGCAGGTACAAATGGGTTACATGAGTGGAACCAACTCACAGGTGTAAATACAACTGTCGGTACTCCTATGGGTAGTGTGGCAATACTAGATGAAACTCTTGGATGGAGAGAATATGACCATCCCGGACACTATGTAATGGACTTTAACGAAAACGATTACGGAATAACGGGGTTACGCGTACACTATGTAAACGGGATTCAGTGCCTTGCGAGGAAAGACCCCTCTTCAAACAATCGTTATTTCTTAATGAATAGGTACGAAATAATGAACCGAATAAAGTACACAACTGAAGATGTCCCGTTTAACCTCAGACAGCCCCCCTTTGTAAGCCCGGTAACCGCAGGGATCATGAATGATGTCGGGTGGATAGTGGATCGCGATCTCATACATAACCAATATAACGATCCGCAATATTGGGTTTATAACTTCTAATACAATCGTTTGAAAACTAAACCTAAAAAATAGAGAATAGAAATATGGCAACAGTAACTTTAAATTGGAATCAACCGAGCGAAACGCTTGGTGGAGTAGCAACGGGGTATGATGTGTGGAGAAGAGAGATAACAGGTAGTTTCTCTTTACCTACAGGTGTAGTCAACTCTGACTCAAACGGAGACATATCAGGTTGGAGTAAGGTGAGCGGTAGTACCCCAATCAGTCCTACTTCTTATGCGGACGGTAGTCTCGATAGCGGAACTTCGTCCTATGCATACACCGTGACCGCAAGTAATACGGGCGGATATTCTGACGGATGTGTTCCTGTAAGTGTTTCAGGACTAAAAGCGGGATCTTAAAACAGTGGTAGACCCATTTCCTTATGGGACCTACTATTCATAGTCGATCTTTCCCCGGACACTGCGTAGCATCTACTAACGATTGGCTTGAAAGCCGAAATCGTCAGTACGAGTACGATATAGACTGCGGTTTTTGGACGAGGATTCAGGGATCGAATCAGTATGCTTGCTATAATCAGGAAGAGGGGATACCTGCGTACAACTCGATATCCCTTATTTTTGATTTTGTTGACGATAGACCAAGTCAGACACATGTTTTAGAGCGACAAATTTGCGGTCCTTGCGTGTACTTTAATGACTACTTTGCCCTATTTTTTCAAGGGTATCAGATATTATTAGTTGGTACAGGAAACGATCAACTGCAAGGTTTTGTTCAGCATGGATCTGATGGACCCGGAACAGGAGGGTACGGAGACGAAATTGAACCACCGCCATTCATGGGTCACCCATATCCCGTACTGCCTCACCGATACTACGCAAATACTTTAGACGAACTAATTCAGCTAGTTAACAAATATATTAATCATGAAAATCTATCTTACCCAAACGGGATTAGATGGTTTCCGAATGGAGGGAAAACGCCGACTTGGGGGTTAGGGGAGGAGGCGTACAGGGTAAGATACGAACTGCCCGACCCGTCAACCTACTTACCACTACACGCTAGAGGAAACGATGGTAGTAAAGTAAGAGGAGATATTTTTCGAAAAAGCATTGCGGGATGGGACTTTGTAAAAGGTAGTGGTAATCCGCACAGCTTGGATGGAGGCGGTACAGCACTTTACAGGCATTACCCTCAGTACGAAGTGCAGACGGGAATATACGAAAAGAGCGAACTAGATTCCGAACTACCGGCTAATGGAGCAAAGACGCTAGCTCAAAACGGTCAGATGTTTACCGATGAAGACCCCACAGGGTCGTCAGGTCAGGTATGGGGAGACTTAGGATATACTTATTTTATTGGACTACCGAGATGGTCAAACTTTAGTGGTGCTAGATACAGACTAATATCCTCTAGTCACGGTCCCTTAAATTCGGGGGATGAAGTGGCTAAAGATATTTGGGTAATTCCTGATGACGGGAATCAAAAGGAGTGGAATATTATAAACAGACCCGGAAATTTTAATTTTTACGGAGAATTGACAGAGTATTTCAGACCTAACCCTTTAGGGGATACAAATATGATTAAACCGTGCGTAAAAGCGTATAGTCAGGTAACTGTTAATAATGTCGAACCTGAATGGTACATTACACCGCCTGAAGAATTTTCGGTTATTCAGAGAATAGATGAGAATAGAGTTTCTGCTACAATATATAACGCTAAATCTTCTCCATTTATTCGTGAAAAAAATAATCTTACTGGCGCACAGACTAGGGAATTAAAGGAACACGAAGAGCTAAACGGTGCATATAAAAATACCAATAAAATCGGTGTTACATATTACCCCAATGGAATTGAGGCATCGCCTTTTAAGTACCCGTTAGCATCGGGACTAGAAGATGTTGTCCCTCATACAGGTCACGAAGCATTTGAAAAAGCTAATGAAGTATGGATACAGGACTGCATAGACACGGGGATAAAAGCACGATGCGGAAATAATCCTAATGATGAGGATGGATTTGGAGGTATAGACTATGTAATACCCGATATAGATGCCCCGCTACCTCCTTGGGAACTAACCGCGACAGTTGAACGAGACCCCGGTGAATTTATTGGAAGAGAAAATTATTCAGGTTGGTTATGGGATGAAAGAACGCAGAGTCTGTCGGGACCCTTCCTGAATGAAGATGTTACTGCACTTGCAACTAGGGATAACTCTAGTGAAATGTACTGCGTAACCTCAGAAAACAAAATTAAGCGTACAGATCTGCTAGATTTTAATGAGCCAAACTTTAAACCATTTACTGATCCATTTACAAAAGAGGAATTAGCTAGTGAAATTGAGTTGGATGAGGGTATAATATTGTCATCAAAAGGACAGGGGTTTGCATATAAAAATAGATTCTTACCGACCCCATTTGGAGAATTAACGCACGAACAGGGGGATGTAATTGAACCGCTCTATTTTAAGGATTCATACCTGTCAGTTATCGAAACAAATTGGATACACCTCGGAGATGAGCATAATGAAAAACAGGTATATCGAGTAGACCTGTCATTTCATAAAAATTCATGCGGTCATTTATGGTGCTACATACAAAATGACGAGGGTTTGGTAAAAGGGCAGTACAAGGGTGCGATTAAAGACCACTTAAAAGTATTTACTAACCTGAGAGGTAGAAGATTTAAAGTTAAATTACTAGTCGCAACACATAATGAACTGCCTTGGGCAATGCGTGAGATGTCAATCGGACATCTGTACGGAAAATCCTTCTAAGCGACCCATAAATTTAGGATGCTACTATCATCCATTAGGTCTGTATAAAAATCATTTGTGGTCATAGCTGAGGCATGGCGCAAATTCTTTTGTGCATGGTACAAACTTTTTGTGCTAGCTAAATATGAACCGTACAATTTTCTACATTCGTGCATCGGTTTTCTCTGTCCCATCCAATAGATCGTAAATCTTTAAGCAATGGATCAAATGCAGTGCGTGGAGATCGTGTGCTTAACAGATAATCAAAAGACTGAGACTGATCTAATATCTTGTCTGCAATGACGGAGGAGCCGGAGGCGTATCCGTCCTCATCTGCCTTAACTAGAAACTCACGCTCAGTAAAGACTCCGATCCGTGTTACACCATCTTTGCTTTCCTCAAACCAATCACGCCTAGAATTGAGAACCTCGTTTCTTCTAAGACCAAAACAAAGTGCTAAAGCTAGAGCGATATAATGGTCAGGTTTTTGGTCTTCATAGCTCTCCAAAAGCTCAAAAGTTTTAAGAACTAGTTCAGGAGGTGGAAGGCGGTATGTCTTCTTAACACGCTTAAACTTTGTAGCACTAAGCAACACTTCAGCGTTGGATACATCCCAATCAGGGTACATCTTCATAGCGTCTTTTGAGAAAACACTTCTAGCACATTGGATCTGACTATTAATAGACCGCTTCGCACTTTTAATCTTATCCTCATCAACTACGCCTTCTAGCCTTAGTTTTTTGTAATCTGATATAACGAAGTCATTCAGATCAGAAAGACATATACTGTCCAACTTCTTGCCCGTACCCTTAACAGCAATCGACCTAAGAGCGACAAGGTATGACTTAACCGTCTCCCGACTTATGCCAATATCGGTAGGGGCTAAGGACTCGAACCTTTCCATGATTTCCGTAATCATTGGTACTGACTTATGTCCCAACACCTTCCGTCCGTTTGGTCTGAAATGCTGAACAACATCTTCAATCGGATGAACCATGCAATGAGCATCAATTTCGTCTGCCATTGTTTTTGACTCTGAAATGACAGGACTGAGTGGAAAATAATATCGTTTCCCCCTGACTTGCTTCATGCACATCCATCGTCTAGATGTGGGCGTTTTTTTATATATTCTATTACCTCGTTTTGTGTAAGTGGTATATTTTTGGCTCATTTTGATTTTTCTTGTGTAGGTATGTTATACGGGATAAAATCACAAGAGTCCGATGAAAGCTGAAAATAGTACTACATATAGTAACTCAGATAGGAATCCTTAGTCTAGCGCGTCTACCAATTCCGCCACCTGAGCATTTGTCTTACATTCAACGACTTGCGTATACGGACATAGTGTGAAATGATGTTAAAAGTGCATTGGGTCAGTTTTGGGTCACTTGGTCAACATTAAAAAATATTAGATTATGGCGAAATATTTGGACTCTTCGGAGAAGGTCGAAAAACCATTGTTAAACGCAGTCGGAAGACAATCACAGCAAATTGTGGATGAACTATTACCGCAAATTAGGCTAGCATCTTTAGAGAATAATGGTGCTTGTATGCTCGATCTGAAAATCGGATTTGAGTTCGCGGAAGACGGTGAGTCCGTCACAATTGCGAGTGAAGGATTGGTAAATTTTCCGGCAAAACGGGCATACGCTGAAGAAACATCAGGTGAATAACCATATACTAGATTCGCTCGGTCTTACTAAGGAGCAAGTTCAGCAAGCTCTAGGTCTTGAGGATAGCCCAAAAACAGTTGTTGAAAAAAAGAATTATCTATTTGCACAGGATCAGCGGAGAATCAGAAGGAGACTTAAAGACTATAAAAACTTTATAATCGTAAGATTCATGGAAGGGTACAAGCCTAAACAGATTGCCAAGATGCTGAATGTGTCCGAAGAGTCGATACGCAGTAGACTGCGACAACAGAAACTTTTTGGTAAGAATAAAAAGGCGGGAAGACCTAAGAGCAAATCTTCCAAACAGTCCTGTTCCCACCCTTCATCGACCGTTCAAGACCACTCATTCCTTGTAGAAACAATTTATTTAAACCAATCCCTAGCGATGTAGGGTTAAGCTGACGAGTCAAGGCGCGAGCACCCTCACCTTCGGCAAGTCGAATTATATCACCCGCAGTACCTTCCCACTCTCCATTTCTACCGGGGATGTCAGGGTCGGAAAACTTAGTCTTAATCCAATCAATAATAGCGATGAATGTTTCCAACTCTCCACTTTGTCGGTGGAGCATACGGATTTTTTCATTGATATAAGGCTTTATTCCAAACCGAACAGAAGCCAATTCTTCAGGCGTTTCGTGGTTGTATAACCAACCTGCAAAATAAGGTAGTTCTAACATAACTTGGTCTTTAAATTCGCGAGTAAAATGTGGCTTATAGTGGTCAAACACTTCAAAAACCATCAGCTTATCGTTGATGCTCATGCTCAGATCAGGAAGCATACGGATGTCTTCGGGGTCGGTGTTTAAACTGACTGACAATCTGCCTCGCCAAAATACGCGACCACCTTTTTTAAACTTAGCGTTTATGTAAAATTCGTCATTGGCGACAAACTCCTTAATCATGGAAGTGTATTCATCCAATTTTTTCTTGTCGGATGCAGGACTACCATCATCAATCGTCCATAAACCGCATTCAAAAAGGTAGTCATTAAAAGTCGTCTTACCTAAAAAGTAATCAGAGCATTTCATGTTACCGCCAAACAAGCCACCGAGCACACTAATATTATACACCGTTTTACCGCAATCTTTGGGACCACAAAGGAACTGAGCTTGTCCTTTTTGAGGGTCGCCTATCAACGCATTTTGGTAAGCATAAGCCAACCACGCCATAGCGTAGGGTAACTGCTCCTTGCCAAACATCATACTCAACCATTTTGCGGTGACAGGAAAATCCTGACCCCACTCAGTTATGTCGGGAGCAGGTTGCATAGGTCTGACGGTTGCCGTGTTGAAGTACTGCTTTCCGTGGAAATCCACGATATTTCGCTTATCGTAAACAAACGGAAGTAGTCCCTCAACCGACTTCTGATCCTCAATAGTAAAAACTGCTTTGTTAACTTCGGAGGGACCCCCTCGGCGAGGGCGGTTTCCATTTAATCCGTGACGGCAAACTAGTGCTAAGGTCAGACTTTCCTTTGACATCACCCTGTAATCTTCCTCAACGGCATAAACATAGTCCCGTCCATCAAACCAATATGGAGCAATCGCGCCACCAATCTTGTCGTCCTCAAATTGACGAACAAATTCATGACCTAAAATCTCAGACCATGAGTAAAAGTTTTTATCAGCGACATCGGTGAAGGTAGTGATGCCTTCAGGTCGAACAATACACCCATTGGTATTGACGCTTTGAACATCTCCCCAAAAATAACGGCATCGCGACCCGTTCTGCATACCTGTCAATTCACCCGGATATTGCTTCTCCATTTCCTCAGCAATACGCTCCATTGGAATGGCGACATCAGAACTAGCGTAGTCCTCAGACTTAGATGTTTCATACATCCAATGATAAATCGAAGTCAGTTTAATTCTATTGTCATGCACCTTTTTCCAATTCGATCCGACACTATAATAATCATACAGATTCTTGAATGCCGACTCATCGAAACCTCGACCAATATCGTTCAATCTCAACTCCTTTTTTACCTTAGTAAGAAATCTGTTAAGGTGGGTTTTTTCAGGAACGACTATAGCTTCCTCAAATAAATAAACTGCATGAACTCCGCCTGAGAATGAACGGCAAACATAGTTCGGAACAAATGATTGCTCCAAGGCTACGGACATAAACTGCTTAAACTCATCATCATCTCGCTTGCCGTCATAGTCAGCTACGATCCCATAAAGTTTGTTCGGCTTGTTCTCTTTTGATAACCCTAAATTAGGAACTGATCCTTCAACTAAACTATACAGGCATGTATCTGAATTAGCTTTGCACTCCCACTCACGATACTCTCGTTTGTCGGTAAATTCGGGGAAATGGTCTGTGTTAAATTCCCAAGGGTTTTGGCGTGAAACTACGGTTGATTGTCTATTGGGTATGGTGAATAATCCTTCGGTCATCTTCTATTTTGTGTACATTTTTGAAATTTGATATTCCGCTCCTAACGGAAGTTTGTCGCCAATCCATTCAGGTGGCGTTGACATTATCTTTTTTATATCTTCCGCGCTATCCTTTGCATTTTCCTCATCAACGAGGACGATTGCTTCATCATGAACATGCATGACTACATCGTAACCTGCCTCATCTAATTTCAGCAAGCAGTTGCCAAAAACGGATCGCGCTTCTCTTTGAATTTGATTCTCAACAATCTTGGGACCATAGTACCAACTACGCTTGCGGTCACCCCTTCGAGTCTTGCAAGATCTGCCGTTAAGCTCAGGTCGGATGTTGAAATATTTTAGTTTTTCTCCGTTAAGTAATGGTAATTCAAGGACATCCTCAGCAGTCTTGTACCTACGCTCATAGTCTTTCCACAGTCGGCAAAGTTTGCCATTTGAAGCTCTAAAATTCGACACCTGAGTATACGCATTTACCCAATGCCTTTTTGTGCAATCGTCCAAGTCTTTCCACATAGCCAACTTGTCTTTCGCGTAGTCAGATATGAATGTTCCGAACTTAAACTCCTGTGCCTTGCTCGGTTCCTTATCCAAAATATCAAGCCTACCAAAATCGCGAACGGTTTCATAAAACCTAAACCATCCCGCACCATAGCCCAACGCAAGGACACGAACTTTCGCGAGTAAATACATGTCGGGATCTTCTTCCTTCAGGGGCGTACCCTCGTCCTCCCAACCCATTGTCGCAATCGCATGTGCCTCATACGGATTGTAACCTTCCTTAAGCAGTTCAATCGTTTTAAAATCGCCAATGACTAAAAGCAAAAGCCGTGGTTCAATAGCACTAAGATCGCATATCACAAACACCTTACCTTTCGGAGCCTCAAGCATGTGCCGTAAATAAACTCCGTACTTCTCACCCCGTGGCATATTTTGTACATTAAAACCCGTGTCACCACTAAATCTAAGTGTCGAGTCAGCACCGCAATTACTTCATTGCCATAGCTGAGTCGAGTAATGCCGTCCTCCTCGTAACAACGAGCGATCATAGATTCTAATCGACTGATCTGAACATTGATTTTGCTGTAGTCAGCACATGCTTGGACGAAATCATGATCTTTGCCATACTTGGCAACCCATTCAGTAAAAGCCTCACTGCCTTGGGCTAGCGAGCCGGGCATCGGAACACCCGCTTTTTTACACTCGTCCGCCAAGCCTCGACGAGAAGTTGGCTTAAAATTCTGACGATACTTCGGATCGAACCGGTTTGTCCATTCAAGTTTCTGTAAAAAACCCCACCTAGTTTTATCTAAATCGTTCTTGCTTTCCTCCATGAGCTCGCGGTTTGCGGGAACTCCTTTCCAACCCATCATACGGGTCAAATGAGAAAGTTTAGCCTCATGCTCAGGAAAGTAATCTTTCAATCGCTGAAACAATTTCCAACACCACTTAGCATCGTCCTTGCCGTAAGCTAAAAGGTCACCCGCTTTACCCTCGCGGATAGCGTCATCCCATGTCCGACCTTTCATCCAATCTCGCATACCCTTGTCCATGTCGTGATCAAAGATTGCTTTTAATGCACCCGCCAAACTTCTTGAAAAGTAATTGTAGGTAGCCATGTCCGCCGTACAATAAGTATCCATACCTAAAGCCCACTTGGGAGCAGTGCCTAACTCAACTGATCGGTGCAGTAGAGACCAATCAAATGACATATTGTGAGCGACTAAGCCGGAGGCGAAGTCCTTAGACGGTTAATTATATCCCAATCAAAGTCTTTTGGAGAGCCACCAAACCACAGTTCTTTGCCGTTTGGAAGCAGACCATAAACGGTAAGCATATACATACTGTCCTCGTTAAGTGCCTGAGCATACTGCCTAGCACCCATAGTCTGTATTGTAAGCTGATTGTTATATTCTGATTCATAATCAATAGCGAAAATATATTGCATAAATTTTTAAAAATTATGCCCCACCACTAGGAACAATAACGAAAAACCTAGTGATGGGGCGACCATCACACCAACACAGAGAAATTAACCGACAAATTCCTTAAGCCATGCACGTAAACTCAGCGGAATGCTTTTTGCCCCTTTGGATTCTTGGGCAAGCAACGGTGTTACCATTGATCAACCTTTTCTCCGTAGAAAGTAAGAACGACCCTGTCTCCAATCCGGCACGATAATACATACGCTTAGCGGTATTAATTGGTACTGCCGAAGCTGAGTAAGCCATACCCTTAATCTTCCATGTACAAAATGTGTAATTCGTACCTTCGAATCATAAGGGAACCACTCATCGTCCTACACCTTCAGGCTGTTTATGCAGATTAACGCATCAGCACAAGGTTTGAAAGCTGGCGGTATTTTAAGACCATCTTCTGTACTCCAATCAGTCGTCCCGCCAAGCTGAAGAACTTCTTCTTTTTCTTAGCAATCCGAGGCAATTCGTCACCGCCAAACGGGACATTTTCCTCAAATGTTTTTACTATGCTAAGAACTGTAATTTCACATGCCCTCCTCCATCTTTCACATCTCCATTTCTTTATCAAGACGAACGACCCTTTTGGATAAAGGTCGACTAGGGACCCACACCTGAGCGATTTGAAGTTTTGGAAAGCAATATCACTTGCGTCAAACCCGTCATCACCATCGCGCAATGTAATTTCAGTTAGGAGTCCGATTAAACTCGACTTTTTCGTTCTTGAACTTCTCATCAAGCTATCCCACTCTTTTTCCAAGTCCATTTCTTCGTTATCTTTCTTCTTAGTTTTTTTAGCTTTTATTTTCATAATATTCTAGTTTTTGTTTATCTTTTTGCCCTTAAGATAGGGCGTTTTTCGTCGTCATCTCGCAGGTAAAACACCTGCCTGAACGAATTTCAGTTCTATTCTTGCTCGTGCTTCTTTTTTCGTAATACCTTCGCGATTTTGGAATACTGCTTCAGCAAGGCAGGTAGGAACTTACCGTGCACGCTTTTTGAAAATCATCAGCACTTACAAAGTTTTCAATCGATTTAAATGCTTTAATTGCATCGTCAATCTTCATTGTTGGGTTGCGGTAATAGAGATTAAATCCGGGTATTTCCAACCCTTCCTCAACCGCTAATTCCAATGCCCGTTTATCCACCGCTTTTTTCCAATTATCCACCACCGAAGCTACACGCTTCATCTTCGACAGAGTGGTCGGATCGGTGACCAAGGCGGGGTCAGCATTTTGCCACAATGCCAACTTAAAATCCTCAGAGCTACTATCATACTTTCTAGCCAATGGCAGTAGCTCATCAGCGAGGGCAGGGCAGTCAACCCTGCGACCGCAAAATTTGCATGACTCAGTATTTGGATTTAATTTCGGCTCCTCAGCTAATGCACGATCAACAATCAAGCGTACTCGATCACGCGCCTTTTCAATGTCCTTCCGAGTATAAGTGTGAGATGTAATCTCGTCCCTACGGGGGAGAACAAAATGGATGGTTATAGTCTTTGCCCAAGGAAAGCGATCCATAGCACCAATCGCATAAGCCTGACCCTGAATATTCTCATCTGCCCCCTCAACAGGGTTGACTCCGAACTTCCAATCAAACTGATCAATATGCTCAAATGATTTAGCTAAAGTAATCAGGTCACTCGTCCCAAACACAGATGTCATCCCGTGAGCAGGTACAGGAGGTAAACCGCTAGGCTTATCCATCTTTTCAGAACCATCAGAATAAATATTGATGGTCAACCTCTCTTCCTTAAGCACCTCATCAGCTTCCTCGCAATAGGAGTTGGAATATTCCAAGCACTTATCGACTAACGAAATCTGCACTTCGTCTAGCCCTTTGTAGCTCTCATTCTCCACAGCCTCATGCAACATTGTGCCTTCCTCAGCCATTGGATTTGTTTCATTAGATGAACGATATCCGGGGCAGATCTCCACCCATTTAAGAGTAGAGGGTCCTAATTTATGATGGGCATCTGACATTGTGCAGTTCTTTCAATCGTTGTTTTAATATATTTTTTAAATCTAAGTGCTTGCAGATTTTTAAAGCCATGCCATATAGCTCAATCTGCTCCTCGATTTCTTCCTTAGTTAAGGTCTCCGCCTTCGACACCGCCGAGCCTTTCTTCTAATCTTTTAGTCACGCCAATCAGAGAATTTATCATAGTCTCATAAAAGGCTAGTCGCTCAATTAATGCACAGGTTGAGAAGTCTACTGAGTCAGCAGAACCTGTTGTCGACTCAGCATTTTTCTTAAAAAACTCAGCCCGTTGACCTAAATAAATAGTAAGGTCGTGAGTGGAATTCATTATGTACTCTGATATATTCTCAGGGACATTTGTTAATGGGTCTTGCTCGCCCGATACGGTTTTAGGACTTTCATCCTCAGATCTTTTATTATATCTCATATGGTGGTTCCTTAATACCTGCTACCACAGGCTGTTTCTTGAATAGACGGTTTTTGGTTCTTATGAAGAACGCTCGTATTAGTTTCAGTATTTTCATTGAAATGATTGATTATGGGGTCGTTAAGATCCCCGTCGTTTAGTAAATCTAAGTTGTTTAATTTTCTGTTAACTGCTTTGCACACTTCGTCTTCGACGGAGTCGGAGGCGAAGACTATGTACTGCCTGACCACGCTCTTACCGCCTGATCTGTGAATACGACCCAAGGCTTGCTTAAGATCGATTGCCGAAAAACCCGGTGAGATAATGGAAATTCGCGGGTGATTGCCGTCAGTATCGTGAAGCGATAGCCCAACACCACCCGCCTGAATTGTGCAAATACAGGCATCGCTAAAGTTATCCTGAAATGCCTTAATGTGAGACTCCCTTTCCTCATCGGTCTGACCGCCATGTATCTGAGAAAGTTTGGGGAATTTCTTACTCTCCAATTGCTCAACCACAGCGTCCAAAGTCTCACGGAAATTGACAAATATCACGGGCTTGATGCCCTCATAAATTGCAGTCATCGCTAACTCGACAAGGACAGGAACTTTTAAATTCTCCACGCTCTGACGAGTCCGCAACTGAACGGTCAATCCGTTGACATCTTCCTCATCGAGTTCGCCACTCAAAACCTGATCGACCATGTCCTCATACATCTCATCAACCGTGCGAATACCGCTACCAACATGATATGATCGAGCCTCAATTTTGTTTTCAGGAAATGAACCCTCAGGAAGATCAGCAATCTTTATTCGCGAACCCTTCAAGCCACCGCCAAATATGTCATCATGCAATCGGGTCAGGACTTTCGATGAGCCCGTGAAGTCGAGCCCACCGAAATATCCTTTACGACACCCATTTCTGAGACACCATACCCAATGATCTCGATAACCATGCAGTCCCAAAACATACCCCAACCCACGCATCTCACGAGGATCGAAACATGCCGTGGCACTTAACATTAAAGTCTTAATCTTACACTCCTTTGCGGATGCAAGCAGTTTACTGTTCAAACTTTTCTCGCCCTTACAACGATGAACCTCATCGAAAATCAACATCGCTTTTCGCGGATCGAGCAACCATTTAAAACGCTTACCCCTTTTCTCAAGATACTTCGCTTTCAGCCCACCCTTGCCACGAGTCAATACCTCATAGTTAAACACCACGGGCTTGAACATAGGATAAAACTTCAGACACCAATCCTTCCAAACGGGGATCATTATCTTAGGACATACTATCACGGGTTTCAGGTTGCAGATCTCAGACGCTTTCAGTGCCATGATTGTCTTACCCGTACCCATGTCACTCGCATCAATCGCACCATTGAATTTCTTCAATGCAAAGGCTAAGCGATTAACATGATCGACTTGCCAATCATATAATTGAGGAACACTCATTACAGTATGAAGTCTCCGTGAATTAGATGAGGACTCACACCTTTCTCACTAACATGAGAATCTTTACCGAAATTATAAGCCCCATCACGCTTAACCTCGACAACAAATCCGCCCATCGAACGAACCATCTCCGCCTCATTATCAAATCGCAGATCGTCAATAAATACATGTGTATGCGGTTTGCACGGTTTGACTGTAGTATCTACATAATTATCCAACTTATTTTCAGTAATCTTGACCCAAATATTAGGATCAATCATCTCACGCCCAAACTCCGTACCGCAAAGCTGAAGCAACTTCCGACCTGTCATCCCACCGCTAAGCCAAGGAATCTCAACATCCTTACCGCGGACACCATCAAACATGTCGGAAGATAAATACCCTTCGCCAACAATCTGACTGACCATAGCCCTAAGCGGATCGGCAAAGGACATCACCTTACCGCCCGTGCTGTCAGCTAATTCATGAGCCAATGTGGATTTGCCCACGCCAATGGGTCCACAGAACGCAACAATTACGGGTTTGTTTATAAAATCACTGTGATCGTAAGTAATACTAATTGTTGGTTGCATCTCTTTTTCCTTTCGTTGCGTAACCTGTTTGTACGATATGCGTCATCGTGCTATTGGTAAGATTGCAGAATCTCTGACCCTGCTTCTCAGCTTCCTTCAATGTCGAAGCCTCAACCCCGCATATCCTAACCGCTTGATTGCGGTCTATCGTTTTTGCCACTCCGCCCACGGCGAATACATCATAAGATTTTTTGTGCTGTGCCATTATCTTTTTAATTCTTCCTGATCGTAACCGTCAGATTTTAATATCTTCCATAGACGGTTCCGTAATTTGCGTAAGCCCTGTGCCTCAATTTGTCGGACTCGCTCACGAGTGACTCCCATGACCTCGCCAATCTCCTCCAATGTGTGAGGTCGAGCGGGAGCAGTCTCCATGTAGCGTCGCAGTTTTGTGTCAGGGTCTTCCCCATAATCATCAACTATTTTCTTCGGCATTTGCTTCTAAGACTTTGATTTTATGGGTGAGGTAAGACTGATCTCGGATGATCTTTTCAAATTCCTCCGTGTATCCAACTTCCAATTGTCGATAGTCCTCCGCGTACACCTCTTGGGTAGAATAAAATCTACCGCAGTCATCACAGGACTTCCTTCGCCAAATACGGTTTTCATACTTCCGTGTCGTATGCACCTTGCTTTTTCTACTGCCACAGGTCGGACACATTACTCGTTGCTGTAAGTAACTTCGCCATCAGCTTCGATGGTTGCCATGCCATCAGACAAAGCTTTGTTTCTAGTTATTATACTAGCTTGAACAATAGGGTCGCTAGAATGAGTAGGCTCGTAAATCTCAGGATTTAAAAATGCGTCAAGGTCGGTGTATGCTTCATGCAATTTTTCGTCATCTCCTGTTCGGTTCACACATGCAATGCCGTGCATGAGACTAGTTTTTATTAACTCAAGTTCTTTTTTCGCGTCACGGATTTCTTTTACAATATTCTCAACAGTATCTCCATATAGACCTGAGTCTTCAACGCTGTGCTTTATTAATTCAAGATTCATATATTATGTCAGTTTTCAGTATTCAGTTTTGTTTAATTATTTAGCTCGATGAGCTGTTTATGAATACAAGCGTATACGCAGAGAATACATTGGTCAAGAAAAACTTTTAATCAATTGAAAAAAAACCTGCAATCCCACTATCTATGCAGAATAAAATGTATACTTTATATACTCGCTAGGTATTCTTTCGAAGCCAATAATCCAATATCAGCAACGCATCAGCGGTAGCATGAGTCACTTTTTGTTCGGGATAGAGCCGTGAGGCGATATCCCGTAGCATACGCTTCCGTGCGGTGTAACCCATTTTAGGTTTCAAACCACGCAAACCCATCTGCCATGTCTTAGGTTTTATCAAATGAACGGGCATTCGAAACGCTCGAAATACTCCGACATGATATCCAAAATTATAGCCCAATTTAAATGAGCTTGCGTTACTCGTTTGTCCCGATACAAAAACAGGAACATCCTCAACTATCACTATTGTCTTCCTGTCAATGTTCTCCGCCATGTCCAACATTTCAGATTCAGTAGTGTACTTCCTTAAATTTATTAAGCCTTCACACGACATATATGCCATGCCTCCACTCACTCCCGGATCAATCGCTAGATACGCTTGCGACATACTTACTAAACTTCCTTAACAAAGAATTTAAGGGCTTACCATGTAGATCCCGTATTCGTGCGTTACCTATCTGTGCTAAAAGAATTTCAACGCGGACTTTCATGTCCTCAATGTCAAGCTCGATCTGCTTCGTGCTTTTCATCAGAGACAATGGGAATGTTTTTTTTCTTAAGGTAAGATATCAGAGCATCTCTTATATACTGACTCTGTGTAGTTCGGCGGAGCCGGACTACTCTAGACAAGGTCTCAAAGAGCTCGTCATCCAATCTAACATTAAGCTGTTTATTTAGTTTAGTGAACATATTAATATATTTCTACCATTTTCTATTTGACAGTATACGAATGTATTACTTAATGTCTAATTTGTCTGACATCAGTCATATCAGTAGTACTCGATTACTTAATGTAGTAATCGGTGTAATCCCAAAATAATATGACAATAAAAAATGAAATCGTGACTTGCAGGTTTTTGCCCAATGAAAAAACCCGCCTGTTCAATGTCGCAAAAAACACAAATGTATCCGTATCTGCACTAGCAAGAATTGCTATTAATGAATACCTTACCATCCATTCCGTAGATGAATCGGGTGAAAATTCAGAAACTTACAGTCAATCAATCAAAAGGACATACCAAGAATATATGATCAATGATTGGGCGGAGTCATCTGAGCAAGATGACCACAATGAAAAGTTTCTAAACAAGCTCATGCGAATGAGACAAAACTTAGATCTTCAGATCGACTACATCAAAAAAGAGGAGGACTATAAGAGCTACAAATTGCTTCAAGATCTCGAAGATGAGGACGGTTTTTGAGGGTGTTACCCCTGTTACCCTTGCTGTTACCCTAGCGTTTTCAAGGATAACAGGGTAACACCTATAAAATTGACCAATACGATTGGAGGTCTCAAAATAGTTACCCTTGGGTATAAAGGGTAACACCAAGGGTAACAGGTTTAACCAACTGAATACCAAGGACATAACCCCAAACTGTTACCCTTGCACCCAATTTACATATATACCCAAATACGCGCAAAATTTTTATTTTTTTTTATAATAAGTGTAAATATATAATAATATACGCGCGCGCGAGAAGGGTAACTATTACTTGGAATTAAAGATTTTCCAATTGTCTTTGTACTTTTCGTACTGACCTGTAGATTTTTGGTTTTGCGGGTAGAAATAGATTTTCACTTTTTCCTCAAGACTGAGGCATGGTATCAGATACCATTGGTCGTAGGGATTAACATAACAGGCTATGACATCTACTTTGGTACAGTCGATTGGTGTCTTGGATGTTCCCGATCCGGCACATATTTGGTATCTCTCAGCACCGTTTGACATGATTTTGGTGTTGGTAGCCTTGATTTGGGTCTTTATCGTACCTCCCGCTCTGTTCATTACAACGCAGTCGATGGGTAGATACTCACCGATTGGGATGAGCACATCGTAGTTTCTCCTCATCGCTTCAGTAAAAAATACCTGTTCTGCAAAATAGCCGAACCTTTTGGCACTCATTTTAAACTGATTATTCTTCAAAGTATCCCTTGCCATCAGTGTACTTGCTCCAATCGATTACAGACCCACTGCTGAGCACGACAATGACCACACCCGTATCCATGTTGTGGTAGATGTGAACATGCACTTACTTTTTCTTCCTAGAGTAACTGCGGTTAGCTCTTTTGGAAATAACTGACAAGTTTTTAGAACGGTTGTCTTTGGTATTGCGATTCTTGTGGTGGACATCCTTACCGTCACCTTTACTCGCTTTCCCCGCTTTCACCATCTTAGACCTAGCGGTATTCCGGTTTGCTCTTCGCTTTTTCTGTTTTGGCTTGGAATGGTAGTTTTTGTACTCGGACTTGTAGTTACGCTTTGTCGCCATAGCACAACATACTAAACTCTATACATTTAAGGTCGCCACCGATTGCAAAACCCGACTATGTCGGCTCGCACAGGCTACTACTATCATTCAGTATTTTAAAATCGGTAAGTCGGTAAGTCGATCTGTCGGCATATAGGTGTATCAATATGTCAGTAAATAAATAATGACCCCCCTTCTCCTTAACTTGATTTTTGTGAAAGCTTCAACTTAGAATAACTTAGCTAAATTTTATGGCTAGGTTGAAGCTAAAACCTCCATCAAGTAGTCAAACGGAGTGCCAAAAGGCATTTGTCAGTAACCTGACACAAAGACTACAAAACGCATACCTAAACGGATTAGATATGCAAAGCAATATAGCTGACGACCGAATAGATCGACTATCAAATAAAAACCAAAATGTTAAACCAAATATAGATTGGTATGTATTCATCTGTTTTTGGATAACTTATTTGTTAATCCTTTGGTTGTTATAGTTAGTATATTGCTAGGAGCGAGCCGAGTAAGACCACAGCAAGACTAGGCATCGGCTCGCTCTTCACTTTCATTAACCAATAAAAATAAAAATATGAATAGTGATATAACTAAACAAGCAGTAAGAATCGCCAACGGAATTGAAGTTCTCAGTAAAAAAGAACTCAACGCAATCTTAGGTAAATTCATACTATTAACACTTGATCCATACGAAGTTAAGTCAGCGATCAAAGAAGTTGCACAAGAAGAGTTCAAAAAAGAACACGGAAAAGTTGCAAAATCTTGGGTCGACCTAGCCGACAACATGGCAGAAAATACTGATGCTTCATTCGCAAGCGAAGTACTCAATTCACTGTGGCTCCAAAGAGCATAACCAAACCATAAAGGAGTTAGTCACGGCAATGCCGTGCAACACTTTCACTTTCCAAAGGGATTGATCATCCTAGAGGAGGAACAGACGCTCGTAAACAAGTCGTACAGAGGGCTTGCGAGCACAAGAACTATCATTCCTAGCGGAAGGGCTTAAACCTCAAATGAGGAGGAGTCAGTGAGACATTCACTTATAGTTGGTAATCAGAAAATATACAGTATTGCACCATAATGCCTTGAGCAAGACGATGGTCTGCACTGAGATGTAATCACAATGTCCATATGGATTCAGGATTATAATCTAAGTTCTTAGCGGAACACAGTGGGTACAACTGTAGGCATAAACAATTGAACTTTTAAAAGTTCTGTCGGTTGTTACAGGTAAGCTCAGAGATGAGTTGTCCTGTCAGAATCCCTAGAGGATCTGTCGCATAATATCGGTTGTTTTCTGATTTGTGGTATACATTCCACCTGTTCCAAACTTTCGGTTCATCTAAACCAAAAAACAGACTGATTCATACAAATACTCGTATGGGTAGGGTAGGCGATTCTGCCCATACGAGACACTTTCTATGCAAAATACAAATAACAAAAAACTATTTGTTCTAATTGTAAAAGAAATGGGTCGTTGGAAAACACTAGGGATTTTCGACAACTTAAAATCTATAAAGTTAGAACAAAGCAACATCCAAAATATATGCGAAATAATACAAACTCGTACAGTCCAACAGCGACACCTCTCCAAATTCTTGGAGAACTCGATGGTTCCAACTTGGGATCACAACCTAAAAATAAGAAACCGGTTGTTCGGAGGTGCAGATTGGAAAAATCAAATGTATTCTTCAAAGACCAAAGGTTCGGACTCCTAACAGGATTAACAGTAGCAAGTAAAATACTACAGCATCATCTAGTATTTACATCGTCAAAATTCGGCGGAACTTGGAAAGAACCCGGTGAATCTACTATCACAATCAAAATCGGAAAATGGATTGATGAAGGTAAGCTTCCAACAATTGTAGCAAATACAGGCGTTGCAGATGCCGGAGTACAAGTACAAAAAGGATCTAGATTAGTAAATCTAGACACCGTACGAACAATGTTATTAAATCTCGAAAATTGGGATTTAAAACTAAATGTACCTAATTGGGAAAAACATAAAGTACAACGAGGCAAAAGAAAGCATAAAGCTAAAGAGCATAACGAAATATTAGTCTACAGTAACGATGTCGATGTTCTTACAAAAGAACATTGGATTATTAGATTAATAAAATTCTTCTTGCCTTGGACAAAATAATCATGGCTTGGGATATAATAATTATTCTTTTTCCAATGTTACTAATGTTTTGGTTCGTATGGAAAATCGGACAAATCGAATAAATTTCTCGATAACCGTAACAATAACGCCTTATGTACAATATCTTGTACATGCTAGCTCTTGGAGAAATCTAACATGACTGTTACTTTTCAATCAGGTGTCGCACAAATCACTCGTGATTTCGACGCAGGTACTACCTTGGGTCAAGCTTTGGAAGTCGTCCGTCCCGCACTCAATGTTGGTACTGTTTCCGCAGTATCCAACGGAGTTGAGATCGGACAAGGCGACGCAATTGATGGTTTCAACCATATTCAATTGCACGCCCAAAGCCACTCTAAGGCTGTATAAGCGTTAAATAAGAACTATCATTAGTAGTTCAACTGACCTCAATAAGAGGAACCACACTGCTTACTAAATCATAATATACAAGCAATCGGGTCTAAGTACTTGAACCCGCGAAATCAATACCTGAACCATCCTACATTATAGACAATGTAGATCATGATCAGACAACCAAATTTGAGCTAGCTATGGAGACTAAACCCTCCGTAGCTAGCTCTTTTTTTTTCAACCTAAATCATAATAAAACAAATCAAATATGACATATCATAATAAAGAAAAATATATAATCCAAGGTGACAACATCATCTTGGAAACAACAACCAAACAAATCGTATTAAATACAAGACTACAAGATGTAGTATTCGATCCAACAAATCGATTCTCAATAGATTCATCACTAAAAATGAATCCAATTACATCGCTGTCACAAGACAATTCAATCAGATACTTCGACTCAAACGAAATTCTATACAAAGTATCCAACATTGGTCAAAAAATATCGTTCAATTCACACGGAACACTGGCAAGTAACAACAGATGGACCCCAAGCTTCAGTTCACAATCCACAGATCCTCTATGGAAATGGGTAATAAAATCACGCTTCTCAACAACACCGGGATCAAACACAGGAATACTCAGAACATCATTCATATTAATTGAAATGTACAAAAAAGATAGCGGACAGATACATTTAATGAATGGTAAACTCCTGTATGCAGAAGTAGACGACAAAGATTCAACTATCATCCATACTTTCGCACCACCGTTTCCAAATGTATACGAAAACGGTCTGATATGCCTTGGTAGTCTAATCGAAACCGATGATTCAAAATTAGATCTACAAAATCCTAAAGTAATGACAGCAAAAATAATGTCAGACGGATGGAATCAAGATCTATACAGACCACAATATAATTGGGTAGAAAAAGGTGAATTAACACAAGAATTCACCTTACCGACTAATTTAAAAGACTCCAAAATAACTCATGGATTCTTAAGAACAACAGATAAAAACGATCTGACACTAGTCACCCCAATGTTACACACAAACATTCTAAATGTATTCGGAGATCAATACTAATGGACTTAGAAAGTAAAATAATAACTGAAATAGAAAAAGCAGAAGACGACAATAAACTACTGTTTTTCAGATCAGGAATAGGTCAACACTTCAAAAACATCAACGCTTGTTATGCAGTGTTGCTAATCAGACTATCACAACATCATAACTCAGTAGCAAGAATGTTAGTAGAAACTAAATCTGTCGATCAACCAATACACAAAGATGACCCACTTATTGTACTCATGAAAAGTATAGAAATAAAACTTGATGAAATAGAAACAGACTTAAAAAACGCACTAATATTCGCAAAAAAATTAAATAAAGAAAACTAATGAAAATTAATATCATCGGACTCGGAGGAGTCGGCTTAAAAATACTCAGAGAATTAGTAGAATCTAACTTCGCCATTACAAGCATGAAGCTTTGGGATGGAGATGTAATAGAAGCACGCAACTTAGAGCGTCAAATCTACAGAACTGACCATATTGGCATGTCAAAATCAGAAGCATCAAAAGACATGTACTGCAAAGAAAATGTTGTTGGATTTCCATGCGAAACATTCGGCGACATAAATCTAATTACTCTTAGAGAAAATCAAAAAAATATCTGCAATGATGATGTTACATTCATCGCTACAGATAACAATGAATCAAGAGTATTACTACTCAACAATTGGAAAATAATGTCAAAAAACCATGTGCTAATCAGTTCAGCGAATGCTACAGCAGACGAAGGAATTGGCATTGGTTCAACCGCATGGATCTACATGAAAGAATGGTACAACGATCCAATCAAAGACCCGATCATTAGAAACAATTTAGAATCTAATAATCATGTCAATATCGGCAGACCATGCTCAGAAACAAGCGAACCGCAAACAGCATTAGCTAACAGCGGTGCGTCTATCCGTGCAGTCGAACTACTATCACTATGGAAACATGCAAGCAGTACTTCAATTGCTGACCATCTACCAATTGAACACTCACTATTCTACAAACAAACAACTATCTAATATGACCAAAACTAATTATATAATACCTAATTGGTACTACATTATAAAATCAAATAAAACACTTAACAGAGTATTCGAAAACTCAATAGAAAATCCAAACTCAAGTGCAGTAAAAGCAATACTGTTCAATAACTTTTCAGTACCAATGTCTGAAAAATTTGAATGTATTACTGATATTTTCAAATCAGTAATGTTGCACTGCAAACAAAGTGATAAAAATAAATCAAGTGCGTATCATCCTACACACTTCCACCAAACTAATAATCATCCTTACTTTTGGAGAAATACCAACACAAAAACTATCAAAAATGGAACAATTAATACAAATGGAGACGGATTAACAGTAACACAAAGAATGTGGAGCCTGCCTGACATACAACTCGATGACTTCACTGCAAGAAGAACAGAATTATGGAGTGCATATAAAACAATAGAAGAATATGCAGGTAACGATGAAGGATGCGTATCAACAGAAGCAATGATTCGTTGTTTAGTAGATTTAGAAAGAAATGACGGAGAAATGACAGACAGCAATGTAGATAATCTTTTAGATCAGCTAACAGCAGAATGTGCTGATCATTGTGACTATGAAGAAACAGACTACGATTACGAAGATAGAGATCATGAAGATACAACAGATTCATCTTGGTCATCATACAACAACGGAACTCTATCAAATATATTACATCGACTGAACACACTGTCACCTGAACAAAAAGCTACAGTAGAAGAATACATCCGATATCTAAACAATGAAGAAACTCACATAACACTAGATTACATCATTCAAAAATTAACTCCAATATCTCTATGAAAACAATCATACATAAAAATAAAGTATTCCAAGAAGTAGAAACTGATTTCTACTCATCATGGAAAGAAACAATAGTGCCTGAAAAAGCACCACGACTCAGTTGGAAAAAAGCAAAAATAACTCTAGATCAATGGAACGACATCAAGAACATTTGCGAATACACCAATAACAAACACAGCTCAGAATGCTTAATCAGATTATACTTCAACTGCCAAAAAGACGAATGGGCAATGCTCATGCATCCTCAAGAAATGAATGGCATGACTGTTGATGATGACCTAGACACCGACTTAATACTATCATTAGGTGAAGGTTGGGCAGAAGCAGGTAGTGTACACCATCACTGTAGCTCAGGTGCATTTCAATCATCAACAGATGAATCAGATGAAATGCAAGCATCAGGACTACACATTACTATTGGTAAAATTGGATCTGATGAATACGAAATAGATGCACGATTCAGAGAAGGTGAATCATTCACAACTCCCAATCTATCTACATTCTTCGAAGTACCTAATTGGTTAGTCAATGATGTGCCGGATAAATTCCAATATGAAATATTCGAATACTTACTGTGCTCAAAAGGTAATAGTGATTTAGCAAAAGGTGATTGGATTGCACAATGCAAAGAAAAACCAAAATTAAATACAGTACACTCATACTCTCAAAGAGCAAGATACAGTGCATACGGTAAAAGCTCTTATCAAGTTACGCCCTACACTAACCACACAATACATAAAATACCTGACGCTGATCAAAAAGAACTATCATTAAATGATGCGACAGAATTAGATGATTATGAACACGCACAAATGATTAAAGATGCTTGGAATGAACAAGAAAAAAAGATGTTCAATGTTATTGAAGATGTAGCATTACAGTATGATCTCGGTACTTGCGATGTACTCAGCATAATCGACGATCCTCTAAAAGAAATGGACGGTATATTAGTCAAAGCGTGGCAAGACATAAGAATGTTGGTAAAAGATACACCAATGAATCTAACTGAAATAAGAAAGTTCATATCTAATGATCAAGACGATGTAGAACTAGTGCTTACAGTTGCACATGAATACAGTCCATATAACTACGGAACAACATATCCAATTGTCTAATCAACTAAACAAAAACGAGAAACAAACACTCCGTACTGCGTTACGCAGACACGAAACGGAAACAATGCGAAAGACCAAGCCAAAAAGCTTGGTCTTTCGTATTCTTAACAACATTAAAGAAATAAAATTCAAACTTAAATTATGAAATATAAAATATATTATACAGCACATATGTGTGATCATGTATATGTCGAAGCAGAATCTAGAGATGACGCACGAGACTTAGGACATGACATGGCAAACTCAGAACATCCTGAATCAGCTCATATAGACATTGATGATGTAATATCAGAAGATGATGAAGCAACCAACTCAACCCACAACTATCATGACTCAGCTACTGTAGACTACGATGGTGATGTTCTCGATGAAGATCTAGATGCTGATGATGTATTTGAAGCACAGCATTCAAAATCACCAACTATAGAATATGAAAAAATATAAAGTAACATTCTTAGCAATAACTGAGCGTAACTACGAAGTTGATGCAGAAAACTTTGAAGAAGCAAAAGAATTTGCATCTACTGATTTAGAAAATGATATCGAAGTAAGTAATGCGTGGAAATCAGACGCAAGAATAGTAGATGTCGAAGAGCAAAATAACTAAACAAAATAGGTACAGATGTTAACAGCATTTGTACCTATTTTTGTGCTACGACATCACTCATTCGCGTTGGGCTACTATCATCCCTATTGCCCACAAACTTGTCGCCATCTCTCACTCAACACACCTCGGTCGGTCGGGTGTGAGCCAATAGTTTTATTTAACCCCCTTCTCTTTTACTTGGTATTTGTATGAATACATTAGTACAATATATCGATCTGATTAAGGCTGTTTTACATGCCTTAGTTCAGTCACCACTAGTTAGCGAAGATGACAGCAAATACGGATCAGACCGATTCCATACAGCTGAATACTCTGCATACGGCAAGGACGAAGAGGGTAACACCGTGATCAAACATGTCGTTCGCGCTCAGATCAACGGGGTTAAAGCAAGATTCTATTGCAATACTTCGGATCGTTGGGAAGCTTGCGTCAAGGCTCTTGCCCGAAGAACGGTTACGATCAGTAATCCAACACTATCATTAACAACACCTGCGTATGGTGATCAGGCTCAAATGTCCGAATTTATCGGTGCTTTCAATGCCGTAATAAATACGCATGGTAAGGGTTTTCGTGCGTCTCTCAGGGATGAGGATGATACGGATTGGCTTGATTTTCCTGAAGCTCAGGACATGATGCTTGATGAGAATGTTCAAACAAGTACCACTGATTACTTGGGAATGATCGCAAATCCGAATGCTCAGGCACAGCCCCAAACGCAAACTGCTCCGACTCCGAATGTTGCACCTCAAGCAATACCTCAGCCGGTTCCTGTTCAGCCTGCCCATGACGCAGTGCCGAATGTCTTCGCTTAATTATTAACAATAAATAGTCCGTGATCCGTATGGTGATCGGACTATTTTTTTGCCCCGACATCACGAATCGAACCCGTTCGCCAACCTGTTTGGGGAAAGGGGAACGCACGCGTGCGCGAGACAATAGATTTTATGTCTAGTGCAGTTGCGTACCAATACGCTGTACACCAACGACTTATGGATTACCTTATGAAATTGGGTCACTATTGGCTCACACCCGACCGACCGAGGTGAGTTGTATCGAGGAAATATGGGAATATCTAGCGATACCCCCATATCCCCCCGATACCGTGAGAGATGGCGACGAGTTTGTGGGCGATAATGAGAAAATAAACAGTCCCCTGCCCCCACCACCGGGGGTAACCAAAAACAATAAACCGTCGTACTAGGTATCCTTTTACAAACGATATACACTACAAAATTTTTAAGCTATTCTTGCCGTATGGTACAAGCTGTAGCAGACACTACTGTCGCATCCAAAAAACTGAAAAGAGACATTTCGGACTTTTTGGTGGATGATGACATTGAAAAAGCACTTTTAACACTAAGGGAAGGTCTAAAAGCGACTAAAACTAATCGCTATAGAGATCCTAAAAACCCAAAAGGTATACAATATGGCGAAAAAGCAGACCACACAGTCAGATATCACTCAGCAAAACTGTTATTGGAGTACGGATTTGGCAAACCTGCCACTAGAGCGGAGATTAGTATTACCGATGAAACAAAAAGAACCGCTTCTCCTGACGAAATTATCAAGAAAATTCAAAATTCTGCCCACTCTTTTAAGGAAATTGCTGATACTTATGTACATTCCCTTCCAAATGCCGATCTGAGCGAAAACGATGAGTAAATCTAAAGAAGTAGCACCCGCCGAGCAGTTTTTTAACGAATTATATGGTTGTTTTCTCCGTTGGTGGGAAGAATCTGATCTTGAAGAGGACGACATGGTGTCGATTGCCAATAATGTAATAGAACGCTTCACCGAAGCAGGGGTAGAATTTGATTCAGACATAGATCTGAGCGATGTGGAGGATGAGTAATGCCGGCAAAAAAGAAAAAATCTAGCAAAAAAGACCCCTGTTGGAAGGGGTATAAAGCAATCGGTATGAAAAGTAAGGGCGGTAGAAAAGTCCCTAATTGCGTACCTAACAAATCAAAAGGAAGGAGTAAACGATGACTCATTGCGGAACTAGAAGAAAAAAGAAAACCAAGAAGAAAAAAGGTTATGGCAAGTAAGAGAAAACCTAGTAACCCGATTCGGAAGACCACCAAGGGTAAAGGTGCAAACTACCGCCCCACTAAGAGCGGTGCAGGTATGACTGCAAAAGGGGTAAAAGCTTACCGAAAAAAGAACCCCGGATCTAAGCTAAAAACTGCGGTTACAGGCAAGGTAAAGCCGGGAAGTAAGTCCGCTAAACGAAGAAAAGCATTCTGCGCTAGGTCTAAGAGTTGGAATGGTGAGCGTGGAAAAGCCGCGCGTAGAAGGTGGAAATGCTGATGTACGGACTATCTACAATTAAATTTATGAACACTCCTGAGCAGATCGCCAAAAGACGGGCTCTTGCTAGGAGGATGAATCGTGTCAGACGCTGAACAGCTTCAAGACCTAATCAGGGTAGACCCTGAGCTTTGGTTTACGACCTTTGCCGTAATCAAGGATAAACGGGGCAAGACAATTAGCCCAAAAGCCAACACCTTACAAAAAAGGATGTTTGCACATTACCGAAAATGCCAAATCGAACAAAAACCGTGCAAGATGATAATATTAAAGCCTCGTCAAAAGGGAGCAAGCACTTGCGCCCAAGCACTGACATACCACCACATGAGGAAGCACCCCGACCTAGCGGGGTCGCTGATGGGGGACATATCGGGGACGAGCGACAAAGTATTCGAGATTTATCGGAGATACGCAGAGAACGACAGCTTTCCTTGGGACGATACAGGAACAAACCACGAAAATGGGGGAAACCTCGTAGATCAGATTACCCTAACAAGCAAAAGTGTGTATGGAAAAGAGACCGCCGGATCAAAAAACGCGGGTCGAAGTGGGACAGTTCAAGTTGGTAATATGACTGAGGTTGCGTTTTGGACAATGCAAGGTGAAAGAGACCCTGCACTTGGCTATTTGCAATCTTTATACGATGGGGACAATGTATCATTAGTTGTAGCCGACTCCACTCCAAATGGTCCCGTTGGATGGTTTTACCGCACATGGGTACAGGATAACGAATGGGCTAAGATATTTGCCTCATGGTGGGAGTTTGAGGATTCCGAGATACCTTTTGTTTCTGATGAACAGCTTCAGGATTTTAAGGATACTTTAACTGCCGATGAGATATCCGAGATGGAAAGATTTGATGTCACATGGGAGCAGATGCATTGGAGAAGACGCACTCTTCAGGACAAATGCAATGGTGATGTAGCTAAGTTTAGACAGGAATACCCGTCAGATCCCGAAGAATGTTTCCTTATGTCATCCCGCCCACGCTTTCATGTGGAAAATATTAAAGCCATGCTCGATTCCTCGAAGAAGCAGACTCCTCAAATCGGTGTCATGACATTTCAAGACGAGTCAAGAAAGGTCGCTAGTTTCCTACCCGACCGTGGCGGTCTGTGGAAAGTTTACGAAGAACCTGAATATGACTCAAAATACTTGATTTCTGTGGATACATGCACAGGTGAAGATCAACAGACTCAGGGATTAGCCTCTGATCCTGATTGGCACAGTGCACAGGTATGGAAAGCACCCTATGAAGATTGGCATGGCAATTGGCATGTTGCCAAATTAGTTGCCGTACACCATAGCCGATTGGATATTGGTGTGTTAGCTGAGGAAGTTGCATCCGCATCTGCGTGGTATGGCAAAGCATTTACCGTCCCCGAAGTCAATAATTCGGGATTAGCCTTAGTTAAGTACCTATTGGACTTGGGCGTACCTGTATATCGTAGGAGAAAAACGATTGATTCTATGGGAATTGTGGAAAAGAGCTTCGGTTGGACGACTGACAAATTGACCCGAAAAACGATAATAGACCATTTAGCTTCGGAAATTATCGAATTTAATGTGGATATCCCTGATGAAGGCATCATGCAAGAGTTGAAAACCTTTGTCATAAATGAGAAGGGTAAGCCTGAAGGTGCTCCCGGTCATCATGACGATCATGTATTGGCATGTGCCATTGCAGTTTACAATATTGACAGTGCATCTTCGTACAAGATGCCAAAAAAGAAACGGATTACTAATCGTATGCTTCGAAAGAACCCAAGTTTGATGTGTCCTGATGGATTTATGCGTGTCCCATTAAAGGAGTACATGCGTAATAAGCGTAGGTAGTTAGTCCAAATGCAATCGGTTGAGGGCGTTATACCCGATTGTATATTCTTTCCCTTATGGGACTACTGATGACAGGGACATTGTGGGGTTTAGGCTTATGGGGTGCTAAAACTCTTTACGATCAAATATTTGGAGAAGGTTCTTCTGAAGGGCTGAGTGAGGAAGAACTTCAGGAGGGTCTCGATAATAGCCCCTTGGATAAGGACGCTTTTTTACAAAGTGATGAGGGTCAAGCTCTGATGCAACAATCTATGGCAATGGGTCAGGCTCAGGCTCAGGCTCAGCAACAGGGCAATCAATTTCAGAGAGATCCCAACACCCCAATGGGTCGGTCTAATCAGCTTTATGCCGAAGCATCTCAAATGGCAGACACCGTAAAAAGCGGTACTCGAACATTGCCAAATCGCGAGAAACAGCTTCGCAAAGCTATGGCACATACTGAGACTCTTCAGGCTTTAAAAGATAGCCAAATGAGGACTCGTGATTTCGATAAAGCTAAAAGCCGATGGGATCACCTCGGAATGGATCGTAGCTTTAATCAGCTATCCGAACAGGAGAAGCAAAAATTTTCTGATGGTGTAAAGCATGGTAGTATGAAATGGAATCGTGCTGATTGGGAAAACCCACAGCCGACCACCACATCTAACAGTACCACGCCTACGGCTACTAATCCGGGCAAGACTAATCCCGCACCCGCCACCCCTGAGGGCGGACCCTCTACTTTTGATAAGATTGCGGAGGGCATTAAGGATGGTTTTGACAAAGGCATTAAAAAAATACTTCCCGAAGAAAAAGAGGGTGAAGGCACTGTATTAAAGCCCGAAGAAACGCCCACTAGCCCTAGAGTTCCTGACGGAAACGGCGGTTACTCTCAAGCAGATCCCTTGCTACCCCAACCTAAAGCACCTGCACCCACTAGCCCTAGAGTTCCTGACGGAAAAGGGGGCTACTCTCAAGCAGACCCATTACTTCCCAAGCCTAAAGCACCCCCTCCTTCTTCAGGAGGTATTCCTACCGTACCTATTTACACTCAACCCCCTAAGACCGACAGACCGTCCAATGCCGAAACAATTGGTAATGTCGTTGGACCTATTTACGACAGAGTAATTAGAGATGGTATCAACGGTATAACTAATAGCGATATAGCCCCCTCAGCTAGAGAAATTAGCGAAATACCGGGAAACATTAAAAGTGCATACAGCGGAGTCAGCCCTGAACAGCATAAGGCGATCATGGAGAAATACTCTAAGCCCAAAACCGCCACAGGCACAATGGGAGGAGCATTTGATGCGGGAGGAGGTTTTGGACCCGAAACTGTTACCCTCCCTCCAACAGATCCTTTTGGACAGCCTTTAGATTCCAACGCAACTCCCGTTAGTCCTAGCGAACTCCCATCCCTTGACCCTAGTGCTCCTCCCAACGCTCAACCGCCAAATCAGGTTGAAACACCGATGGATTCGCAATACAACATACCCGGTCCCACTTTGCCACTAGCACCGGGTCAGAGAGAGTTTTTAGAAGGCGAGATTGCTAAGGGTCCTCAAGTATCTCCCCCTCCGAGGGAGATACCCCGCTTCGACTCTCAGGATGTCACAAAAGTAACTGAGGAAATTTTACCGTCCCATACGGAAAAACCTGCACAAGGCATAGTATCTAAACCGATTGAGCCGGGCAAGCGTCCTCATCGTGGCAGATTCAAAAACCGCCCACTTGACGGACCCCCACAGGGTGCATTTCATAAAGCACCCGGTCGCCCTGAAGGCGTAGTATTTAACGATCCCAAAGCAAGAAAAGCCGAGCAAGAAAGAGTTTACAGAGATACAATGGCAAAAGTACCTATTGTTTCCACTGTTAACGGCAGACCTCAGATTACAGGTTACAAAACAAAAGAGCTTATGCGTCAAGGTATGGGCGGTAAGAGTGTAAAATGGGATGTCGACTCTGAAAAATATGCAGGTGCTGAAGACCCGTTCGGTGGTCCTTCAGGCTATGCAAAATTTGATGGAACAATACCAAAAATGGATAATGGTCAAGTTGAAGTCCCTAAAAACACTAATGTAGCTACAGTTTCTGATTTTGACGACCCTCTTAAGAAAAAGCGTAAGAAGAGAATTGGTCAAATAGCCTAAATCTCCATGTCACTTTTCGAAGAAGAGGTGTTCCGTGATCCCTTAGCCAAGGGCGATGATAAAGTTTTCGATCTTGGTTTTGATCTTGGCGACCCTCCTAAAAACACTTACGGCATAGGACAGCCTCAACAGCCCCAAATAGGTGAATATGAACCTACATACGATCCTGTAGAAGGACCACAGCCTGACCCTGCCAACGAGCCCGTTTATCGGGACTATTTAGCTTTTAAGGATAATTTAGGCAGAGTTGGTTCCGAGCTTACTGATTTTAATTACCGTAGTTCGTCCTCCAACAAAAGGTATGATTCTTTCTTTGATGAGAAACTACCCTCGATTTACTCTGACCTTACGGGCTATGAAATGCCTGATAATGTCAGTAAAGCAAATCGTAAGACCTTATTAGAAGACCTAGAAAATCAGTATTCTGATGCCGAAAGAAAAGTCTTAAAAGGTAATGAGAATTTCCTTGGATTAGGTGAAGATGAAGCATTCGAACAGGCTAAAGCATTTGCCACACCTGAGCGTAAAAAGCTCATTGGCAGTTTAAGAAAAGAGCATGACAGACTAGAGCTTGAACGCGACGAATATGCTCGGAGAGCATATGAGAAAAGAATGGAAAGAGACCGTATGCTTGAGCAAAGGTCGCAGGTTCCACATATTATCCGTGCTGAAGCAGAGGAATGGGCTAAGCGTGAGCGTAGTTTACTAGCATCAGGTACTAAAAAGAACAAACTTTCATATGAGCAGATCCAACAAAAGCTAGATGCCCGATACCGTTCGGTTGATCCGTTTGGCGGTATGCTTGACAAGTCTGAACTTAGTTCCTCTGAGCGTGTTGAAGCTAGAAAAGCGTTAGAACTACTATCATGGTCTAAGAAAGAGACTGATTCCTTTAGAGGTCAGGGCGGGATTGTTTCCAATAATGGATTCGTGAACGGTTATCCTGTTGGTTTAACGGGTGCTGAGAGGGAGGCTTTGGAGGTTGCCGACCTTAGAAAAGCAGGGATTACCACTTACAAAGGCAAACCGATTGAGGAAGCCTTGGAAGCCCTTGGCGGTCAGGAAAAAGTTGAGGCTTTAACAGCTATTTCTAGTACCCTGAAGCTACACACTGCATACACAAACGCAGGTGTTGAGTTATGGAGTAAATGGAATCAGGAAGGACACGAAGAAAGACAGGCTGAGTATGATATGGCACAATCCGCAGTCCAACGGGCGTTGGGTAACGCGGGTGCGATGGGTCTTACAAATGACATAGTTAGACGAAACCCTTCTGCTTGGTGGTTTGACCACATGTTAAATGCATCTAAGCGTGGATGGGATCGCACTGACGGCACTCCCCGAAACATTGCTCGTATCATAGCAGGTGACGGAGGTATTGACCGATCCGCATTATCTAAAGTTGTAGAAGCATCTCAGCTTGAAAGACAGAGTCCACGATCTAAGGACTACGATAATTACATGAACGCCCTTCACAACAAGGGTGGTTCCAAAGGTTTTTACGATGCTTTCTTAACATTGACTGACGATAAGCAATGGAAGGGCAGTGCGATGACCGTGCTGACCGAAATGATGGTCGAATCTCTTGCCTCATTAATTCCATTAGTTGCGAACAACATTAAGGATGCAGGTATCCCTGTTCTTGGTGCGTCTCTTCTTGAATCATTTTTAACCAAAAAACCAAATAAAACGCTTTTAAAAATACTCGGCAGAAATGCCGGACTCGCGATAAAGGGTTCGTATGGTGTCGCATCTTTTCAATTAGGATACATTGGTAAGCTCTTGGAGGACATGAGCGAATTGGGAGTTGATATAAACAACCCCGATCACATGTTATCTGCATGGAATAACCCCGAAATTAATGAGAGACTGCGTAGACGGGCTCGAAATTATGCGGGTGGCTTAGCGTTCTTTGAAATGTTGGGTGTGGGCTTAATGGGTCGTGCTAGTAAACTGCTCAATGGTCCCACGAAGTTCTTAGGCAAGACAAGTCTTGGTAAGTATGCACTTGCCCCTGCTATCAAATCCACTGCCGAACTAGGCTTGGACATGGGTACAGGTATGGCATCTGAATATGCAGGTTTTGTCCTATCAAAAGACCCCGGTGAAAAGACTCCATACGATGACATTCTCATAGAAGGCGCGGCTGAATTAGGACCCGGTATTGTATCCACAGGCATAAACTTCGCCACTCCTCAGCTTGGGGATATGTGGAAGTCTAGCACCCCTAGAAAACCACAGGATATTGTTGATGATGGCACAGGCAATGAGACTCAGGTTCTAACCGACCCCGTTTCTGACCCTAATCGTTCAGGTATCGTCACATCTACACAGACCTACAAAGGCATGGAGTTTGAAGCTACAAGCTATTCCAATCTTGAAGCTTTCGATGATAATTTCGTAACTGACATAAAAAACGCCACAGGTGTCGAGCTTGATGCCAACGACTCTCTTGCGGTTAAAGCTTTTGTAGCCAATGGAATATTTCGCCCTGACTCAGCTATTTCTCCTGACAAAGTCGATTTTTTCTTTGGCAGTCTGCCCGATCAAGCCCCCGGTCGCTACATTAATGAGGGTAACGGTCGTGTTCTAATCGCAATCGACCCTGTACGAGCAAAAGAGCTTGGATTTACAGTAGCAGAAACATTTATACATGAGGGCGGTCACTTCGCTGAGGATTTCATTCTTGGAGAGGGCGAGGTTCAGGGTTTTTGGGATGAACTTACTGACGAGCAAAAGAAAAGAAATGCATTAGAATATGCCACGCTTGCTCGCCCTGATGGACCTGCTACCGATGTCACTCAGTTAAATGAAAACGAAAAAGCAGTTTATGAGTATTTACTAGATAACGAAAAGAAAAACCGATCCGAATGGTTGACTCTTCAAATTGCCCGTGTTCTTCGTGGCGATGTTGACAAAGAAGGTTTTCCTCCCGGTCTTTGGTCAGGTATTCAAAAAATAATCATGTTCTTCCGCTCATCTATCGAAAAGATGTTCGGATCTGAAGACCTTGCCCCTAATAGCAAAGAAGCAAAGGCTGAAATGGATCAGTACCTTTATGAGGTATTGATGGAAGGTAAAAAAGCTAGAAGTGGTACAGAAGCAGTAGCATCCCCTCAGCCAACAGCAACAGCCCCTGAGCCAACCATTATTTCGGACGGATTTGATGTCGATTCGGAGACAGGCGATTTAACACCTGTTGACCCTACTAAACCCAATGAATCCGCTCGACAGCAAGGCATTAATATTACTAGGGAAGGTGACGAAGCAAAATTCTTACTCTCCCCTAGACAACAAGATGCGATCAAAGTTCGTATTAAAAGAGGGGAAGACCCTGAGAAAATAATAAAATGGGCGGTTAAAAATACTAAAAAGCCCGAAGGCGTGGTCAGATCCTATGTCGAATCGGTACTAAAAGAAGGCGGTATCCAAAAACCAAAAGGACCTGCCGTTGCCGAAAAACCGAAAAAAGCGTCTGACCCTAAGCCTGAGAGCGAGCCCGTACAATCTGAGCCCAAACCCAAAGCGGAACCCCAAGCTGAGACTGAGCCCCAAGCTGAGCCCCAAGCGGAGACACCCAAATTCAAACCGCTCGGAGATGCTGAGAAAAGAGCAATAGCTAAGAATGTAAGGGAGGGCATGAAAAAAGGTCTTTCCCCCAAGAGTATTACTGACGATCTATTAAAAAAGGACACTAAAAATCAATACGACCCGAAAGAAGTCCGTGCCTATGTAATCAGAGTTGTAGATTACGATAAGAAAAAAGCATCAGAAACTCCCATCGCCCCTGACCCTCCGAAAGAAACTTTTAAACCGTTTACAGAAGAAACTAAAAAGAAACTAGCCCCTAGAATTAGGGATGGTATTAAAAAAGGTTTTTCCGCTAGTCAGATTGCCGATGTTTTTATTAAGCAGAATAAGGGCAAATATGACCCGAAGGAAATTAAGGCTTATATTCAAAGGGTCATAGATTACGACAAGAACAAATCCGAGCCTAAGACCGAGCCCAAGCCCAAGCCCAAGCCCAAGCCCAAGCCCAAGGACGAAATTCCTGAAATCGCACCTGATGACCCTGAGTTTATAAGACTATTTAAGCTTGAAGAGAAGGCTATCGAAGAGGCACGAGCAAATTATGATTTGTGGCAAGACGGAAAAATAACCGATGAGGAGATGGATGCGTCTCAGGCTAGAGCGAAAGAAGCAGAGAAAGCTACTTACGACTATATAATGTCGAAGAAAAATAAGCCTAAAGACGAAGGCGTAGATTTAGGTAAAGCCACAGTTAAGTTTACAAAAGCCGAGCTTCAGGAATTGGTTGATGGCGGTATGACTGTAGCCGAAGCCAAGAAAACACTTATAGCAAAGTATGCAAAAGACGCAAAGGTAACAAAGACCGAGCCTAAGCCTAAGATTGACATACAGAAATTTTACGATCTTTACGATCAGGCATTCGTCAATGCCAATGCTCCTAGTTTCAGTAACGAGGGTAAGCTTTCAAAATCACAGGTCATTCAAAAAGTTCTCATGGATAATATTGAGAACATACCTGCGGAAGACTTTGCTTATGTCGAGCAAGCTTTAATCAAGCGTTCCCAACAAGGTCAGCAAGAATTTGATCTATCTGCACCCGGTACTATCATACCTACTTTAGGAGATAAAAAAGCTCAGCAAGTAAGAGGTTCAGTTCGTGGCGTACTAAACTTTTTAGAAGAGTTTAATGTATCCGTAGAAGAGGCAGACAATTTCTTAGTGGATCTATCCGCCAAGAAACTAGTAGTTAATTTCGATCCTAAAAATGTAGATAAGTTATCTGACGCATTAGCACAGTCCGTAGCTACATTAATCTCAGGCACTGATCTGTACAGACAGTTTTCCTACGATGTTGTCGGCAGGGATGCCAAAAAGTCGAAAGCATTTTACGAAGAACAAACAAAAAGGTTTCAAAATTTTTACAAAGAAAACTTTTCTGACACTCCCTACAACGAGTGGATAACCACTAAAGACGCTAGAACCACATGGTATAATTTCGGTAGGCAAGTCTACAAAGACATGATTGTCGGCGTTTTAGGCGGTAACATATTGGAGAAAATATCCAAGGATATTCAGTTACCAAAATCTTATATTCAAAAAATTAAGGATTTTGTAAAAGGTTTATTTTCCAAACTTTCAGGCGTAAATACTGAGGAACTTTCCAAGTACTTAAGGGGTGTCACAAAAGATGCTTTTTTGGGAAATACTAGTCCTTACACAATCAAAGGTTCTCAGATCCGTAAGGACATATCTTACGATAATATTTACAATACTGACTACGCCTTAAATGCGTTCAAACACGCGGGTGATGTAGTTAAGAAACTCACAAAGGATAGCAGATTTGCACTGACAGGTAGTTTAGCACTTGCCTCAAAAGGGCTCGTTTACCGACCTAAAGGCGAACCTGTCCACGACTTAGACTACGCATTTGATGGGTCGCAAGAAGAGTTAGTTAAGGCAATGGAGAAACTCTTACCCAATGCACTTCCCCGCCGTGCTTTTAAATCTAGTTCAGGAGTACTGAACGCACCTTACATCATCCCCGAAGAAGGATTCAGAGTTGAGGAAGTTTCGAATGGAAAGCTCAAATGGTACGACCTTAAGACAGGTAAAGAGGTTAAAAGCGGGGCTTATGTGACCTCCGATTTTTTCATTGGAGCGGTTACAGACGAGGAGACTTTTAACTATAATTGGAAAACTAGAAACGGTAGTTTAGTGCCAATTAAGTTTACTAGACCGGGAGTAATTTTCGATGCCAAACTTGGTTACTCCCGAAAGAAAGACATTTTTGATTATCAGCAGTACACCGAGGATAGGGATAAATTATTAAGTGCTAAAGACAGAGAAAACAAAGTCGGCAATCTTTTAAAAAGGTCTACCTTTTCCGACCTATCTGCCCCCGGCGGAACGCCCATACGAGAAGAATTCGGGGTAGGCGGTTTAGCTAACATAAGAGGGTCTGACTACACCAAGAAGTTTGCCGACACTGCGGAAGTAATGGGTCATCTTACTGAAACATTTCAAGAAAAACTAGGGGACGAAAATTTTAAATTTACTCAGGGTCAGGCACACGCAATTAACGACATTGCTGATGTATTTGGCTTAGGTATAGATGAATATAGCGGTAAGCCTTCTAATAAGTATGTATTAAAAGGGTATGCCGGAACAGGTAAGACCACGATGGTTCAAGCCCTCATGCAGATGATGGAGATTCAGAACAGTGCAAACGGGGGCGGTGCTAGGTTTGTTTGGACAGGGTTTACCAACAATGTCGCTAACATGGGTAAGAGCGTTTTTGACAGTGCCACTCTCGATCAGCGTTCAGGCAGATTCATATCAGGCACTTCCTCTAGTTTATTCCATTCGGGTCAAAAAGATTTAGATGTTAGCGACAGGTTAGGTGACTTTATCAAATATAGTAATGAACCAATTTATGTATTTGTTGACGAAGCATCGCTTTACCCTGAGCCCGACATCAAAAAAATGGTTAAGTATGCTGACCATGCCTTTAGAACATTCGAAAAAGATATACGCTTCGTTTTCTTAGGCGACCCCGGACAGATAAGGAATCAACGCTTTTCAGGTAAACACAATCCTTTACTTAAACCTGACATACCTAACACAACCCTTACTGAGATTACCCGTCAGTCTTCGGGCGAAATTCTAGATTTCGTTACCGCATTACGCACATTACCTGAAGGCAATAAAGCACCTGCCTACCCAATATCTTCAAAGGGACAGGTTCAAGTATATGGTAGAAAAAAACAAAGAGACTTTGATTTAAGTCTCCACGACGCTTTCAAATCAAACCCGAAAAGTACAATAGCTCTGTCCTATCGTAATGTTGATGTGGTTAATAACAACGCATTAGCAAGGCGAGCCGTTTTAGGCATCGATGAAAAAGAAATACCCTCTGACAAGATTTTAAAAGTTCTAGCCAAGGACTTAGTTAATGGGGAGCGTCTTAATATTTTGGAGACCCCAAAAAACGATGATTTAAGGAAAGTGGAAGGGCTTGCAAACGGAGCTACATTTGATGTTAAAAATGTTAGAAAACAGCACGGTTTTGACCAAAACAACGGTAACTCCGATTTTATGCTTTCTTTAAAGAAAGGCGGTAAAGTTAATTTACCTGCTAGCATATATGTTGCGGACATTTACGAACCTTCAAATAATAAGTTAGTTGAAAGGGATGTACCCCTTTTACTTATACCTGCTAGTGGTAAAATAAAGAACGGTGAAAAAACCACTAACTACGCAAGTTCCGCAAGAAAGATAACCGTCAATTCTAACGCCCCTAAAGCGGTTGTTGACCGAATAAATCAGGGCGACTATGTCGTAGCTACTTTCGGATACGGTGTTACCCTCCACCGCTCCCAAGGATTACAGTATGACAATGTCTTCGTTAATGGATTAAATGAAGACATAAGACCAAATCAAAAAGGGAGTTACCGAGCAGGTGCTGATGACAATTCCCGATTACTGTATGTTGGTGCATCTCGTGCGACTAAAAAACTACATATTCAAATCCCCGCCGTCCCTAATAACAGAAATATCAATAGACAAGACAATGACCTGTATGCAAAAACGGTTGGCGATAAAAAAATACCCACTAGTTATGGTTGGAGTTGGAAGCAGATTTCCAATCGTGTCAAGTATACCGATGATGAGGAGTATAGGAATGAGCCACGGGATAGTGATCGCTTCGGTCCTTATGATCGTGAAAATAGAGACCTTTCTGCACCGGGCGGTATATTCTTACCACCGGGCATAACTCCGGGCTCAAAACCCCTTTCCTTAGATCGAAATGCTTCAAAGGTGACATACACTGACAAGTTTTCCTACATGGCAGACTTATTTCAATTTGCAGACCCTAACGATCCAAAATTTAATAATTTCTTAAACTCTTTTGTTACAGATTATGTAGTCCCAATGGCTGAACAGGGCAGGTATTTTAAATACACCCCTAACATGAATCAGTTCTACGAAAACCCAATGGGTTCGATTGAAACAACTCCTGATTTGATGAAGGTTTCCTTTGAGACATATGACGATGCTCCCCTAAGGCGTAGAATTTATAATAGACTGAGTGTCGGAACGACTGAAGAGGCTAGACAAGCAATGTTGGACGATATGCAAAGACTGCGTAAAGGCAGAATTTTGAACCTATCTTTAAGAAACCTCGCCGTCTCCTTAATGGACCCCGACTTTGCACAGCGTGATCTACCGATTAACAGTTTAAAAAATGAAGGGCTAGTGCCGTCCCTATTAGATGAGAATATTGATGTCATGAATCTTCAGCGTGAAGATCTCAGAAATCATGTAAAAGGGTATCTTAATAGATTAAAGCAACAGAAGTTGTCTCAGGATTATAAAAACTCAATGCTTTTCCACTTAAAGACCCTTATCAACGCTCAGATATCGGGTAAGAAAAGTATTCTTCAGGGTCGCAGTATAAAGACTTTAAAACTTGCAAGCTACATGTTAAAGCGTTCAAGCACTTTAGATAAGGAGATTTTTGGTGCTATTGGTAATGCCGACCCTAAAAAATCAGCTACAGAAAATGTCGCATACTTTTTCGATAGTTTACTAGACAGGAACCCAAACCTACCTGAACTCGACCTCAAAAATCTAAAAGTACCTAACGCAAATAAGTTTAATTTAACTTCAGGTCTAGCCCTCGGATCGGATTCATATTTCGCTGAGTTAGCTGAGCTATTTGGCTTAGACATCACACATTTTGTGGAGAGTGCTAAAAAAGGACATGCATTTAAGAAAAAGCCTTGGGCTCATGGAAGTGCTACTTTCCCCGACCTTTCCAATGGTAGTTTATTAAGAGCTTTTGAAAACGCCAACACCTTTTATGCTCGTGCCTTTCAAAGAGATAAATCTTGGGATGACAAAAAAAATGTTCTTTTAAAAAGGAATTTTTATCAGATTTTCCCCGAAGTTAATAAAACAGGGAAGATTAATACTAAAACTAAAAGACAAATCATCGGAGCAGTTCCCGGATTCCAAAAAGTTGACCCTAAAGCCTCCGAAATGATGGTTAATTGGAAGAGGGGTGCTACCCTGAAAAGAGTGCCGAAGGGCGGTACAGGGTGGGCAGTGTTCTATGCCATCGATGCGTACTACCAAAAAACTAAAAACTTTAGAATTCAAAAACCTGATATAAATATTTGGGATGAAACTACCGAACAATGGTACACATTCGACTTTTCATTAGGTGATTTTGTAGTTTCTAGTGGAGGAACACCTGTAATACTTGAGGGCAGACCTGTCGCATTGATAGGTACTCGTGGTATGTACACGGGCGAAGACGATTATGAAAAATCTAGGGCTTTAAAATTGAGGACTAGATCTGCACTTGAGGAAGTTTTTATAAAAACATTCCCTGATCAGGGTAACCACTTATTAAACACCCAAGCATTGCGTATTAGTTTAGTTGAAAACGAGGACGGCAGTTCGTATGAGTTTGATGTAAGTACCACTGATGGAAGAGACCCCCTGTCCATAAAAATAATACAGCTTCAAAAAGCTTTAGATCTTTTAGACTCCGTCCCTTATACATTTCTTAACGATCAAAAAGACCCTGTAGAAGACAGCTTTGTTTCTTCCCGATCTAGTCAGCTCACTGTAACCAATAAATTAAGTACTGACTCATCCATAGACCCAAAGAACGAGACTAATAAGACTTTTTCAGGTGCTACCGCTCAGGGCGGTTTACCGTCAAAAGTTTTAGGTAAAGATTGGTCAGACATAATTAGGGCGGTTAAAAGGTCTAACGGCACTCTCAATAACAACTCAGTACCTACAGTTATTGAGATATTTAGAGAATTTCCCGAAATGCCTTGGGCTTTTAAATCTGCATTAGAGAAAGACATTACTAAGATTCAGAACGGATCTATTGCCTACGAAGAAAAACAGATAGCTGAGGAGTTGGACAGAAGGGAAAAAGAAGGCATTAAACCTGCCCCAAAAAAGAAAAGCGAATATCCAAATGTTAAGGATTATTACAAAGCTAACCGTCCTTGGGAAAACTCACAGGAACGCATTAGCACCCACAGAAACAGAATCAGACATTACCAATTTACAATTGAACAGATACTAGAAAACATACGCCTTGCCGATGTTGCCATTGAGCATTTTTCAGACAAGGAGACATTGAAGAAAAGGTTAGATACAAAATTAATATCGAATCACTTAGGCAGATCTGATTATCAGACCTCCGTTTACTCTGCAATAATGACTAAGCTGAACAAGGTGTTCGGCATTGCATCTTCTCAAATAGGCGCGACTTTATCTAATCGCTACCCTAGAGCAAGCGGAGACTCTAATCTATCAACAATCGACCCCGAAGAATCTGCAATCGACCAATCTTTCCAAAGACTCCAAAGGTTGACGGGCATGACTAGTATGATGCACTCCACGGAAATTGAGGATGCGTGGGCAGAACAGCATGGAAAACAGGAGGAATGGGGTTTCACACCAAGTACAGACGGGGATAAAGATATTGAAAGTTTTGGCGGTCTAGCAGGTGAAGGTCCGGGTACGCCCTTAAAAGATGCTCAGGACAGTGCTAGGGCGATGAACTTAGAAAGATCGTCTAGGGACTTTAAGAAAAAGCCGGAGGGTTGGAAAAATGAAGGCAATTTCGGACAGGAGGTAATAACTAAAATCATGGAAAATGCTACTAGTCCTGAAGAAATTCAGACTTATGTAGAATTTCTCCTAGAAAGAGGTATTTGGTATGAGGTTGTCCCATCGATGCCGACAAAAAGCGGTAAGCAACTGTATCAGGTACAACAGATTCATACACTTTGGGATCACGGGAAAAATGCTGACTGGATTGATTCTCAGTATGAGACTTGGCTCGGCATGTCCGACAGTGGTCAGAAAAACTATTTTACCAAGTTAGCTAAGGATAAAACACTAGAAAAACCTTTCGTCATTTGGCTACAGAACCATTTCAATCTTCGCAAGAAGATCCGTGACACTGCACAGTTTGATAAACACGGACCTTTCGACCCTAAGACCGGGCAGAACACGCTACGCCCGATCAGTTTGTCCGAAATAAACAAACGACTTAAGGAGAACACTCAAAGACTCACAAAATATCTCGTTTCTAATATTAAATCAAAAGAGCTAAGAGAGATAATGGATGAGTTGATTTCTTTAAGAGAAAAACTGCCCGAATACTCGCTTGCATCTGATGGCACTCCTGATCAATTAATACGCCAAGCTAAAAAGAAAGGTCAGTTAGGCGGAATAAACGCTCGGATTAAAGCTTTAGAAAAAAGGTATGACAGCTTGTTGTCTCAAGAAACTAAATGGGAGACAAACCCTGATTTTAAAGCACCTCCTCAAAAAGAATTTGTTCCGGGCTATGTCGCTCCAACTGAGGATGCTATTGCTAGGTTCATACAAAAGGTAAATGCTCGTGCTGAGAAGGAAAAACTTGGGTCTTGGTTGCAGATTCAAGCTCTCATGGAAAAAGGGATTCCGGGTGGAGTCGAAGCTGACCGCGCATTCGACTTAGCTTTAGTAAGGAATGTTTACTTCCTTTTCGGGGAGGGGAAGGTAAAAGAGCTTTTATATAATGGACTACACGATTTTAGAGCTTCCCGCGGTCATGATCAGATCCTAATCGATCTTGATGCTAATAAAAACAAGAGAAATACACCTTCCCCTAGCCGTGAGCGTCAAGCTACTTCAAACAGAGCTCCGGGTGTGGATGAGCGCGGTCGCTACGATGAGCAGGTAGCCCGTGTTAAATTTTACAATTGGGCGTTCCGAGAAGAGTTGGATGCCGTTGGTATTGAGCCGAGAGAGTATGATGAAGTATTAGATAAAAGGTATTATTTTAAAAATCTAGACAGCGATAAACTTGAGTGGGATGTAAGTACAGAAAACCCCGTGGAAGAGTACTTTCAGGCGACTATGGCACTGTCTAATTTCGTACACTCTACTAATTATGTTACCCCTGAATTTCTAGATAAACTAGGCATACCGCAAGAAGTTCTAGGAACGGGTTACAAAAAAGTCGGCTCAATCGTGGAGGCTTTTGAAACAGTGACTCAGAGTAGTGACCTTACGGGTTATGAAATGTCTCCTGAAGCTAGAACAATGATGAGCACGGTAGAGTCTCTTAGGGATCGACTTTATAAGTCAAAGGAAGCTCTTAATGTTAGCGGTGCTGATGGTCGCTCAGGGTTTTATATCTCCCCTAGGTTGCTCGCGAACGCTTTGTGGAACTCAGGCGAGAGTGTTGCTCGTCAGGTATATCCTGACTACAAAAGAGATCAAAGGGGTGAGTTAATGAAAAGCTTTGAAGATGTCGGGCTCGCCTCATTTCAGACAGATACGGAACTAGCAAACTTCATATCCCGTGATATGGCAGGGCTACCTCAAGGATTTATTACCGATGAGATAATTGGTCGACCTGATTTATTAGAAGAGATGACAGGAGGGTCTAATCCAAAAATGTCGTTTGATCAGTTCGTTCATAAGTACGGCAAGCCTAAACTTCTTAAAAAAGCTAGGGAAGAAATTGCAAAGATTAGGTTCATGACAAAAGGTTCTAGTTCTGCAAATACTTCTAATGCCGTACTTGTAAACGGCGGTGCTTTTACTGAGCGTGTCAGAATGAATAATATACCCGCTGAGGTGTACATCGACATGATGCTTACATTGATTAATTCTAACCCTAATATGTTCTTACAAGATGTAAACTCTTCTGATAATGCGGGTGCTAGAGTTGGTGTAAATAAAGATTTTAGTTTAGGGATGTTAAATGAATTGATCTTAGCATCTTTTATTCAACCGAGCACAAGGGATTCAAAAGCTATGTCCTACAGAATGGCATCGGATGAAAACATCACAGCACACGCCACTACGACTGCTCAGCTTATTATAGACGGTAGACGCACTGCTACCACACGCACGGAAGCTCTTGGTAAGCCCGGTGAGCTCATACGGATAAGCGGAGTACCGGGCGTGTTTAGAGTCACAGGTGTTGAACAGGTTACTAAAGCAAAATCCAAAGACAAAAATTTTGTAGCCGAGTGGTCACGAAAAGAGGGTTGGACGACTGAGTATTTTCAAAAAAATATTAAAGATATTGAAGGCAAGACTCAAACTACTTTTGAGCCAATATCCAACTATTGGGACATTTTTAAGAATAAAGATGGGATGTGGAACAACTCACTCCTTCAGCTTGGTTTTGTACTTATGTACGATAGGCAGGGTGGTTTAAACCTGAAAGAGTTAAATGAAGGCGAGTTCAGAGGTTCTGAAAGTGCAGACTTTCAATTCTTGGGAGCGGGTGGAAAAACAACCGTTGACCCTGCCTTGTTGGATCAGATTGTCATGAAGGGTGTTGAGGCAATGCAGAACGACTTAGTAAACCCTGATGTAGTTAACACAAGAAATACTCAGGAAGATGTCATCGACACCGATCTTGACAGTATGGATACTATGGATCTGTCTGCTCCCGGCGCACTTCGACAATCTTTTGATAAGTGGGTAACACAAGATATCATAAAAGGAGACCCTCAAAACAGAGAACGGGCTCGCGAGAAATTTAGAGAAAACGAGATAGACAGAAGAGATGTAGTAGGTCGGATTAGACACGGGTTCCATAAAAGAATGGTTAACTCTTACTACGAGTTGGAAGAAATGGTTGAGCTGATGATGATCGACCTAAAGAAAGCTAACCCAACTATGTCTCAGTCTGATATTGATAGGCTAAAAGTAGATCAAAGAATCAGAACATATAATGGTAAAACAGGTGTTGCTTTAGACAATGCTAAATCGACATATGAGATGCCGTTCATGGATAAGGTTTCGGACATAAATGACCCCGACCCATTGAAACTAGTTGGTGACTATTGGTATGCGAGGTACGCAAAAACCCGTAATAATAACATATACAGGAAAAGAGCAAAATCAGGACTGTCTTTAGGCAACCACTATGGAGCAGACTACGGCTCAGGTATGAACAACTCTACCGCCGATCAAATTTTATTTAAAGTACAGAACCACCCTGACTTTAAGAAGATTCAGGACATAACAAAAGATTTTGACAAGATGAACCAAGACACACTGAAAGTGTTGGTTCAAGGCGGTGTACTTCCCCAAAGACAGTACGACAGCATTGTGCATGACGCTGTCGATGAGAATGGAAATTGGGTGTGGGCTCCGCTAAGAGGTTTTGAAAAAGACTACGCTGAAGATTACCCAACAGGCTTAGACGGAATAATTGACTCAGTTGACAGCAGTGTACTTGAGAAGGGGGCGGGTACAGGATCAGGTTTTGCACAAACTAAAGGTCAGTATGCGCTAGCACATGCGTTCGGAAGAACTAACATGGCAAACTCTTACGAGATTTGGGGCAACGCTTTTAAAGCACACTCCGAAGCAATTGTACGAGCCAATAAGAATACCGAAACAGCACAGTCACTACTATCATTGTTAACTGAAATATCTAACAACAAAGAAACCTACTCCGATTGGAATAATGTTTTTGAGATAATTGACTCACGCGACCCTAATTTTAAGGATCGATTCCCCTCAAAGATCGTACCTTTCCTTTCTTCTGACAGCAGGTTTAGCAGTATGGGACTCCCTGAGTACGAAACAACTCAGCTAAAAGAAGTCAGAGCTAATGAACTAGACTTAGACTTAAATAATGAGATATTTACAGTACGGGTAGAAGGCGAACCTGTTTACATACGCTTCAAAGGTGAGGTCGGTCGGAACATCGTTACCTCATTAAAAGGTTCTGAAAACGCCAAGCTCGGTCCTTTCCTGAAAGCAATGCGCGGTATCAGCGGATTCTTCTCGGCGGTCTACACAGTTTGGAATGTTAGTTTTATATTTAGTAATGCGATCAGGGATATTATGTCCGCATCCTTAAACTTAGGTTCATCTGAAAGCACACGGACTGTGGCTAATAAAGTTTTAGATATGCGTTCACTTTTCAGAAACGCACAGGTCATGTACAAACTCTCCCGCGAGAGAAGGGTTGGCGGTTTAACTACGGGCATACTTAACGACACGGATAAAGCGTTTTATAAAAGAGTGTCCAAACAGTTGATGGTTGATCGCAATAGTGTAAGCGAGTCAGATTTAAATAAATTATTGAATAGTGTTGAAATGACATCGCTACTCTTTCAAGACGCAGGGGGGCAGATTGAGTTTTACGGCATGGAAGATGTTGAAACTAAAACTCAAGATATATTTAATTCTATTCAAAAACTTCAGACAAAAGGTTCCAACAAGAAGGCAGATGTAAATTTATTTAAATCTTTTGTAAGCCTTATCAACGATATGAACACGGGGGTTGAGAATGCCACACGGGTTCAAGCGTTTAAGGTTTTATTGCAAGGCGGTGCGTCAGTTCAGGAGTCGGCTTTTAAAGGCGGTAGGGAGGGTACGGTAGACTTCACTAGAAAAGGGACATGGACGAACTACTTTAATGCGTTCTTCCCTTTCTTTGGGGCAGGTATCGCGGGTAACGCAAGAATGGTAAGAGCGTTATTTTACGGATCTGAGGGTGAGAGTAGGTCAGCAAAAGCGAAGATTGCTAAAAGCATCATCGGATTTGGATTTTTGTATTCTCTTCTAGCTAGGACATACGCAGGTGAGGATGAGGAAACAGAAGAACAGCATTGGGACCGCTTATCTGATTTTCAGAAGTCTCATAATATAAATATATTTACAAAACCGGGCGGTGTTGGAGAGCATTTCAGCATACCGCTTCCGTATGGTTGGAATATACTGTACGGGCTAGGTGCAAGAGGTGCTGATGTAGCAATGAGTACTGCGGGAAAAACTGACCGAGAGTACGGCATTACGGAAGCAAGTGCAGGTGTTGCATCCATGTTAATTGACACATTCCACCCAATGAGTGGCGGTCATGGAATAACTAAGTTTATACCGCACCTACCAAGAGGATTTGTTGAAATTTCTGAAGAAAAGAACTTTTTAGGAAACCCGATTATGCCCGGTCAAAGTCCGTTCGGCGCTGAAAAACCTGACCACCAAAGGTATTGGAGCACTGTTAACCCTATAAGTAAGGATTCTACTAGATTAATAAACAGAATAACAGGAGGAGATGATTTTGTATCGGGAATAATAGATGTATCCCCTGAGTCTGTAGATCATGCAATTAACTATTATACAGGTACGATGGGTCGTAATTTGTGGGGCATAGCAGGTATGATGTATGACGGCAGTAATACAAACAATGTGGGTAAATATAAAACCCTCCCCGTCCTACCTCGCTTATTCAAACTAGAAACTGACGACTACTCAACAGAGGGCAGATTTCTAGACCTACAAAAAGAAGTAAAAGTTAGGACAAATCGCATAAAGAAACTTGAAGCACGGGGGGATAGGGCGGAAGCATCTCAGTTCAAAAGACTAGACAGTGACTACATTAGAATTCAAAAACTGTTATCGAGATACCAATCTAGAGTTTCATTTACTGCGAGAAAAATAGCGGAGTTGAGGCGTAAGAAGGCTAGTCCTGAGAAATTACAACAGCTTGAGTCTAAACTTAAAAGTGCGAGAATTAAAGACATGGCTCTAATCCTTAAAAAAGCTAGGCAACTCGGTATATCAACATGATTGAATCAAACTTAAAACTTTCGGAAAAACAGGAAGAGGATCTAATTGAGTACGCTTTTCAAAGAGTTGAATCCTTAGAACAAGATAATCGTGATCGCATTGAAAGCGACAGACTTAGTTGGAAAACTTATGAAAATGACAGAGGCGACCGAGTGGGGCATGATAATATTTATTCTCATTCTAATGTACCTGTACCTATGACCACACTTGTGGTCGACCACTTCTTAGCTAGGGCTGAGGACGAGATCACAGGAACATCCCCATTTTTTAAATTTGCACCACAGGGTCCGTCTGACGATGTATCCGCAGAGGAGTACGATAAATACTTCAATTGGAAGTTGGAGACTGTCGGTCATACTAGGGAAAGACTAGAAGAATCATACCTACACATTTTCTTACAACGAGCCTGTATTATGAAAGCAGTGTACGACAGGCGTACCTCAACATGGCAAGACCACGAGAGAAATGCACTGTTTAATAACATCGAACAGGATTTCGAAGAGTTGCCCGGTTATGGTCCCGTTATTGAAGGAGTGGCTAATTTCTTTGAGGATGTTGACATTGAAACAGGGCAACCCTCTGTCAGGCTACAGGACGACCCATCCTTTAAAATGGAGCCCGGAGTACACGAGTTTAAAGCCTACCCCAAAGGCGTTCCCACTCAACAAGTAGTATATGACGGAGCGAAGAGCGTAGTCATAGATTCTGACAGGTTCTTATGCCCGTCAGATGTGGAAAGTATTCACCATGCTAACTTTGTTGCTGAGCTATACGATAAACCATTGACATGGGCTAGGGATATGTACCTTGAGCGTGAATGGTCAGACTTTGCCACATTTTCTAATAAAGTAAGTAAGGACGCTAATAAAAGAACTAATCGCGAAGAGGACGGGTACAGGAGAGAAGACCTTTCTTTTGATAACTCAAAAAACCCTCAGATTAAGGTTATTGAGTGTTGGATCACGCGGGATGTGCTTGGCACAGGAGAACCACAACAATTTTGTTTGTTCCTAGAACCTGAGACGAAAACCGCCATTTATTATGAATATGTGGCTAAAGTTACACCTGACAACAGACTTCCATACAGTGTTGTTTCTATTGGCAGACAGCGTAATAAATGGTGGGGACCGTCCCTTCCTGAGAGAATAAAGGTTTATCAGGAGTTTATTGATAAGCAGTTTAACTCGGAAGCATACAGAAACGAACTTACTGCCAACCCAATCGTAGGTGCTAACCTACAAGCCGTTGAGGACGAGCCTGACGATATCGAACTGTTACCCGGTAAGATATTTGAATTGAAGGACGGTAACACGGCAGATGATTTTATATCCTATGTTCAGCTTCCAAATGCTGATGCCAAGACCCAACAGATGATTGATTTCGTATTTGGAATGGTTCAGCTTTGGCTTGGTGTGTCAAATATGGCACAGGGTGATTATCAGGCATTAGCACCCGCAAATACAGCCACAGGAGTGGAAGCAACGCTCCGCGAGGCTTCCAAAATTGGAAGACGGTGGATGCGTAGAATTGTTAAGGGTTTTGAGGATCACATATCCAAACTCGTTAAGATCACCGCTACTGTACTAGATCAGGAAGAAGTGTACGAATATATGGAGGGCGAGGTTAAAGCATTTGGAAAGATGAGTCCTGAATACATCAAGAAAATGGATATTGATGTAGCCGTTATTCTTAGCCAAGACCAAGGACAGCGAGCAATCGAGAAAGCAAATCTCGCACTTCAAACACAGCAAAGATTCTTCGAATCACCTCCTGAGATGCGTCCTTACATCAGACCTATGCTCAAGCGTATTCTTGATGCACTTGGGTATGAGAAAACTGATGAACTTCTCCCTGAAGATGCACCGCCCGATCCTAGACAGGAAGCTGAGATGATGAAATTAATGAGCGATGGGGCGGGAGCACCATCGCAATCAGGAGCGAACACTGAAGGCATGGCATCCGTCATGGGTAATAGTAATCCCCAAGGTGCTAATCAATTCCAACAACAAGCATAATGAGGACTTACAGAAACGGAAAACCCGCAAGCAATCCAAAAAGTTTATCTAGGGGAGTGATCAAAAAAGACTCTGCTAGGTTTAAAACAGTTGAGCGTGTTAATGACCCCGAAGGTAAGTTCGCCCGTTCGATAAAAGCTGTTTATGTAGACAGCGATGGCGATGGATTTCTCGACTCTTATCAAAAGAACTACAGAAACCCCGTCGTAGATAAGGCATACAAAGATACTTTAACGACTACAGCCCCTCTTCCGCCACAGTTCGCACCCACAGATATTACAGTAACAGTTATCCCCCAACTTCAAACAATTGATTTTGCCAATAATTCGTTTTACCCGGACTTTGAATGGGACGGCACAACTACCGCAGATTATGCAGTTCAAAGCGGAGAAGTTTCCACAGGTGATCCTAAACCACTTTATGTGAGTAAAGGGAACGGTCACGCTAACACACATAATTATCAAATTATTTGGTACAGTAATCCTAGTAGTTCTGATATGGGCGGATCGCTAGATACTAATAGTCCAACTTGGATAATGATTGAACCGGGATCCGGAGTAGACGGAGATTTTTCAGGTGGTAGTGCTGATATATCTAATGGAAGTAGTGCATTTCTCTCAAGCAGTTTTACGGTAATCTTATAATGAGGAAGTACCGAAACGGTAAGAAGTCGCAAAGACTACAGGGCGACAATAAGTATTCGGAATCGTACTTGGAATACTCACATGCCCGTGGCTCAAGGTCTGTTAAGAGTATAGTTTTTGACACTGACGGGAATGGAGATGTCGACACTATACTCAAAGCATGGAGACACCCCGCCGTAAGAAAGGGGAACTACTTTGATTCTTCTACCGACCAACCAACCCTACCGCTAGGTGCTCAACATGCACCTACGAATATTTCCCTAATTGTTACCCCCGAATCTGCACCCACAGGAGTATCTTTAACTGCATCCCCTCAGGTTGCGCCCACGGGGATTTCAGCAACTACAATACTAACCGAGGGACCTACGGGCATAAGTGCTATCGCTAGTCCGCAAGTTGCACCTACGGGAATCACACTAAATTTAGACCGAGATGAAGACGGAGTGTATGCCGATGCCGATTTTGACGACAATGACGATCAGGTCGGATCCGTAGTACCGCCCACCTCGCCACCCACGGGGATTTCAGCACTACCTTCCCCTCAGGTCGCACCCACAGGAATTTCAGCCACAGAAGAACCAAATTATAGTTCTATATCTTTTGAAGGACAAACCTACGATTTAATTGAAGAGGCAAGTAACGGCATAACCGTAACCCCACGCACCACTTCAAGCGGAAATATTACTGCTTCAAGAGTAAACGATGACGGTGAAATCTTAATACCAATTTCTGCAAATTCTCTTTGGGGTTCCGAAAACAACCAAACACTTTATGGACCTGTTTTTAATTTTAAACAATCAGACCCGGAGGCACACTATGTTGCTGTTAGTTGTACTAGTAGCGGAAACACAAACATAATTACCCAAAACCTTGGGAGTGCGGTTTTTCAAAATGGAATTGCTTCAAGAGCAATTGATAAATGGATAGCACACGACCGAAACATAATATCAGGAAGCACTACACGAAGTAAAACAGTTGTAGAACTAGTTTGGAAAAGCATTATAAACGAAACTATAAAAACGGAATATTACAAAATAGGTTTTCAACAACTTATAAACCCGCCACAGGTTGCACCTACTAATATTTCCATATTTTCTCCAAACTCAAGTGCTATGGTTGCGGGAGTTAAGCATGAGTTTGAAGCTGTACTTTCCACAGGGTTTATGCGAACGAATCCGAACAATCAAAATACTCAATATCAGGAGTATGGGCTTTGGAGAAACACTACACTAGGACTTGAGATTGTCACAGATTATGTAGCGCCTACTTTTGAAGCAGGTAGTCAGTATTCAATTGATCCGGGGTCTCTAACCCAATCTATCCGACCAATAGTAGGTGGCGGAAAAGTACTTATTCAAACAATAGTAGGAAGCGCTTACACCATGTCTCCGAATTGGTTAATTGAATATGGAGCGTATGTAAATGGGTCTTTTGTATCTTCCTCCTCGGTCAAGAGGATAACACTTTCCCGCACGGGTCAAGATTGGGAGTACAATATCGTAGCCCCACAGGTAGCACCCACAAATATTTCCGTATCGCTAGACCTTGATGAGGACGGAGTTTATTCAGGTCAGGACTACGATGATACGGACGCTCAATTAGGGCAAAGTGTGTATGTAGGTTCAGTACCCGATACGAATGCTATATCTAATGTTGCAGAAAATACTGCGATAGGTGCATCAATTAATATATCTGCCTCAGCTAAGAGCGGGTATGTATTTTCTCATTGGGAGATACTTAACGGTTCAGGCACTTTTGGAGATGTAAATTCAGCTAATACTACCTTTATACCGACCGCCCATGACAATGGCACTGTTGCACTATACGCAAGATCCAAACTCCCTCCCACTCCAAAGACAATTCAATTACTTCACAACTATATAAATTTTGGTCTCTCTAATAGTTTTTTACCAACAGCAACTAGCACTTCAGGCGTTATAACATCAGATGAAATTGTTGTTAGCACCGTCAACACAGGTAAAAATGTAAGGGAGATAGAATTGTCAGATAGTGGAGGTGATGTTACTTATACAGCCCTAACTTCATTTCCGATAAGTAGTATGACGGCAACTTTCGTAGAATGGGAGATTAGAGATTCAGGTTATCAAACCATTCAAACTCTCACTAACCCAATAATCGATCTCAATATAATTGATAACCCTACCTACTCTGATGTAGTAGAGCTAGTGGCACAATACACCTTATCTTAGATAATTACAAACGCTTAAAATAGATAAGAATAAACCCTATTATAAAATCATGGCTAATATAAAAATTGATTGGACGAACCCATCTGATGTAACAGGCGTAGCGGGTGTTAGGCTTTTAAAGAAAACTGTAGCTGACGAGAATGACCCCGCACCTTCTTGCTCTGACTTTATTGCAGTTAATGCAGTACCTACAACAGATCGACCTGCCGGAGTAGATCAATGTTATGACTATCCTTACGCACCAACCGCAAATTCTGCCGGAACATACTTGGACGAAGGTGTAACCGCAGGTAACTACTACTACGCAGTATTCACTTATAACGAAGCAGGTTTCAGCCCCTGTGCATCGACTACTACGGTAACTACGATTACCTAAGATGAAATATTCCCACAAAAAGAGTCAGGATAAACTAGCGGTTGATCGGAAAGATAAATCCGCGACTCCTAGAAAGGTGTCCTCCCACAAAACAGTGGAGCGTGTTTACGGACACTTTTCGGGGCTGTTCGGAGGTAGTCTTGGTAGTGAATACAATAAGACTACGGGTAAAATATCAAAAACTCACAGAGCGGATTCAATTGAGTGAGCGATCTTATAGTATTCGATAAATTATCGGACATCAAAAGATTAACTGTTGATGACGCTTTTTTACATCTTGAAAAGCGTTTTCAGAAAGAAAGAGGTCGCTATCTTTCGAAAATGCTTGATAAGGGGACTTCGCCGGAAGAAACGATTGCCATTAAGGCTATCCTTAACGCGATTGAGAGCTTATCGCCTATGGCTCTTGCGGAGACAGTACTTAAAATCGAAGCGAAAAATTTGAAGACCCACAGTCCTGAAATGTTCAAAGTTAAGAAACAGGCATGAAAATAAAACACTTTGGCAATGTACGCTTACGAACAGGCAATGTAGATAAGAGCATTGGGTTCACAGACTCGCCTATTTTAGAAATCAAAAAAGTACATAACGGGTATGTGGGGGAGGAAAGAAGAGTGACGGGCGTTTGGACAAACGGTCCCAACACCACAGTCATTGGCGAAATTCTTATTATAGATTTTATATCCCCATCAAACGGAAGAAGGTATTTAAGATCTAACGGTAGTAAAATGTGGGGCAGTTTTCAACAATATCTAAATCTAACGGAGCCTAAATAGTCATGGGTCGAGTAAGATTATTTAATAGCAGTGAGGAGGATGTTGATGCCCCGAACAGCAGTCGTATCTTTTCTACTAGTAATCAAACGGGTACTTTAGAGGATCTATTTATTCCCAAATCTGACTTTTCAAAAACCCCGCCCGAAAATTTTCTTACATGCTATGTTTTGGACGGCGGAGATTCAACAAACCAACCGTGCGATGAGTCATGAGTGTTTCCATCAGATTACGGCGCGATTCTGCGGAACGGTGGCTAGAAAATGACCCCGTACTTTTTCAAGGTGAGCTAGGTGCTGACCTAACCAATAAAAAACTTAAATTAGGTGACGGATTCAACGAATGGAGCAAGTTACCTTATTTAAATTCCGAAGGATTAGAAGAAATTAGATCGGAATACGGAAATGAAACCGATTTCGAATTATACTACGAAATGTTTAAATTAGACTCATGAGCACAACTCCAGCAACAATTTTAGGAAAGATCGGTAAAAAAGTCGGTGAAGAAGTAAAAACGGTTAGCACCGCTATTTCTACACACTCAGGTAAGACGGATAATCCGCACAATGTAACTAAAACGCAAGTCGGTCTAGGCAATGTGGACGATGTTGCTCTTAGTACATGGGCGGGTACCGCAAACATTACCACAGTAGGTACGCTTTCTAGCGGTACAGTTCCATACAGTTTACTTTCCGGCGTACCTGATGTAAATAACATCTCAGGTAATCTTACCATTGGCGGTAACCTTACGGTAGGCGGTCAAACAACTACTCTAAATACTGAGACTGTATTAGTGGAGGATAATATCATCGAGCTCAATATGAAGTCCGATGGTGCTGAGACTGCTCAGACTTCAGGCATTCAGGTTAATCGTGGAGTTGGACTGACAGAAATTGAAGTCAGTGGTTTTGGAAAATTTATCGAAGACATTGGGTCAAACTATGACTTAAGCAACACAATAAATGGTGGAAATGTAGACGGAAAGGAGACCTATACACTCGAAGGTCCTAACCCCCAAGGGTATAAAATAGTTTGGTTTTCTAATCCAAGTGCCAATAATTCGAATGGAGATTTGGACACCACTTCAGCAGGGTGGGTCATTCAAGAAGATAATGGTACTGCATTGGGGCTTTACCAAGACTTTAGTGGTGGAAGTGAAAACTTGGGAAATGGTTCGACAGCAAATCCGGCAAGCGGAATAACAATTACTCAGTCGGTTGACGATAAAGCCACTATTATTTGGGACGACAATTCAGGACAGGCTACATGGAAATTCGGTCTTGGAACTGCGGACGCTGACATTAAGGCTAAGGATGTAGTTGCGACAGGTGTAGTAAAAGTACCTAGCGGAAACGGGCTAAAAATTAACGATGTTTCAATTGGCGACTACGCTTTGTTCGAATCAGCATTGAATACTGCTAAGTCTTAAGATGTGGCTTCTATTCTCGAACAGATTGGGACTAAGGTCGGTCAAGAGCTAAAAGCTCTTACCCCTGCCGACAGCCATGCCGAAACTACTTTTAACACAGACGGCATCCTAGTAAGTTCTACAATTTGGAGTAGTCCCTCAAAGACTTCAAAAATCGGCTCTAAGGTTCTAACTTACACGAATGGCAATTTGACTAGTATAGTTGAGAAAGACGGCTCTGATGTTACTACGCTTACGAAGACAATAGCTTATGATGGGGACGGTAATGTCTCATCAATCACAAAGGAGTATGCATGAGTTTTTCTGAAGCAAGTAACAAGATTACGCAAACAGGGACTGACACTGATCTTAGTGGGTTGAATGGAGTGACGGGAGTAACTACTACAGTTCGTGGAAACCACACTACTTATACAATTGCTTCCACTCATTTCCTAGAGGTTCAAGGAACACTTAGCATTGATCCTGCCTATGAGACTTTGCAAATGATGAAGCAAGCTATCAATGCAGGTAGTGGGCATCCACTCACAGTAACAGGCACATTGAATCTAGGTGTCAAAACTACAGCAAATGGGAAAGACAAATACTCGGTCGGTGTAGGAATTGATTTACCAAATGAGAATCTGACAGGGCAAATGTATAATACCTTTGGCATTTCGTTTGGAGGTAGTTCTACATTTTTGTGGAATGGTGGAATAATTCGTACTACTGCAACTTTGCGAACTGCAAATGGGGCAACAGTTACAGTCAATAGTGGGATCTTTTATAACCTTGCGAAACAGGGGTCATCTAACACAAACACATCTCAGTTTAGAATCGAGTCTTCTAATTCTACGAGCGATGCGAAAATAAACATTTACGATTTAACTTTTGATGGTGAAACTTTGGAGTCTAGAATTTTTACAAAGAGTGGATGGAATGTTGGAATCTTTAAATTTAAAAAAGGTGGATTCCAAAGTTACAATTCGCCATTTCCTCCTTTGACTTTCGAGAACTTTGACACAAGCCCAAACTTACATGACTTCGACATAATTAATGTTACTAGAACTCAGTCAAGCGGAGAGACAATTACAATCAAAGGCTTTTCCGACAGATTACGAGTTGCACTAGATGCAGGAAGAAATAATTTCATGTATCTCAAATGCGTTAGACCTATAAGTTTAGTAGTCGAAGATTTAAATGGTAACCCATTAACCTATTCGTATTACGCTAAAGATTTAGATAGTGGCAACAGAGCATTAGGTTCAAAAAATCAAGATGATACATCTGATAAGATCTACAGTGGAGTCAACCAGTCTGGCAATTTAGACGCAGATGTTTTGGTCGAGGTAATCAATTACATCAATAAGACCATCACTACTGATTCTCGCACCAACTCAAATTCAGAAATTCCATTTTCAATTATTGCATATAATCAGACAATAACAGATTTTGCCGAAGATTTAGTTGGACTTAATACTTTAGGGAGTACAGTTAAGATGACTCCAGATCTGGTAGTATCTGAAGCAACAAAATCAGTTGTAGATGTGTATACTTCAATAGACACTCCACAGAAATTTTACGACATAGCAAAATCTTACCTCGTTGATAATTATGCAGGTGAAGCATCACCATTAGTGTCAAGGGATGGAAACACTATTGATGCGGGCTCTTATAATGTAATCGTGGATGCTACAGCAAATTTAGTATTTGCGATTAGTGGTAATACATTAACGATTAAAGCTACCACATTTGTGGGCAATATAAGTACTTCCGGAACTACTACTTTATCTAATGGAGCAGAAGTTATTGGTACATTTGGAGCGACCACGGTTCTTCCTTGGACTGTTAAAAATGTAGAGGCAACAACAAGGTTGCAACTTTACAATATTACAAAAAGCTCGCTTGTAGTTACTCGAAAATTAACAGGTACGGCAGGTGCTTATGTAGATGCAACTGATACATACGACCAAACAGAAATTTCAGTAGGTGATGTTGTTCGACTGCGTTGCACTTGTGTAGTAGGTGCTACAGCTATGCTACCCGTTGAGGCAACAGGCGTGGCTACAACTACAGGCATTACATTTGCAGTCGATCAAGTAGCGGATGAAGTATACAACTCTAATGGTATAAACGGAAGTCAAGTATCTACATTAACTGCAGACTACAGCAACCCAATGGGTGTAGATGTATCGGATGCGGATGGCACAGCGAGCGTAAAAGAAATGTATGCATTCTTTGTGTATTCCACTACAACTGAGGATGGGGTTGATAAATGGTTTGGTGGTATGCGAGCAATTGACAATGCAAACTATGAAATCATAACAGCTAATGCCGACATTAAGATACAAAATGTAGGTACTAGCGCAGTCGTAGTAACGGATGGCAGATTATATCGAGACGACCAAGCATCTGTTTTATATGCAGAAAACGGTGACAAACCAATATCTATGGATTCAGGTGCTTTAACTACCAATGTTCAGCCAATGGTAGAGTCCGCTTTGAATAACAACGCCAAGGTGGGATCAATAGATAAAAATACAAAAATAATACCTGCACTATTATGAGTAAGGGAGATATAGCCTTACTTTTAGACATACTGCTTATAGTAGCAATGTTTCTACTAACTCAGAGTTGCACAGTTTCCCAATGGTATCCTGTGGCAGGGGCTGTAGCAGGTGGAGCGTCAGGCTCAATTCTAGGACCTGCCGGAGGAGGTATCGGGGCAGGGGTTGGGTATGCAGGTGGAAAAACTGCACAAATGATGTCAGAAAACGAGGATCTTAAGGAAACGGTAACGGCTCTGACTCACGGAGATGTGAGTAAACTTGTTGAAAAAGGACTAGAATCACAGGCTAGTGGGTTTGATGAATTCACAAACACAATAAAAAATATACTAACGGTAGCGGGATCGGTGCTTCTCGCTTATCTTTGTATTCCAATACTATTAGCAAGAAAAACTGCTACACAATGTGCAAAAAAGGAAGCAGAGAAACATTTAACAAGAATCCCATTTCCCCCAAGACACACTGATGAAAAACATAAAAATTCTTAAAGACTACTATCACACTCTTTCAAAAAAGGGGAAAGCCTTGTTTATGCTAGGTGCGGTCGTAGTTGGGTACATAATCCTAGAAACAATATCATGAACGACACTACGCCAATAATTGGAATGATTGGGACAGGACTGTCTTTTACCCTTGGGCAATGGAACGACTTAGTAGGGCTAATAGCAGGTGTTTTAACATGCGGTTATATGTTATGGAAACTTTATAGATTTTATAAAAATGAAAAAGGATAATAAAAAATTCTCACCTTGCAAAGGTTGTAAAGACAAAGCTAAGTGTTCTAAAGCAGGTAAATGCCTGTCTCCTAAGAAAAAAGGAATTTACGGATACGGAACCGCATATTAATACAACCGCTTTTTTCTTCCGTATATCATTAGTATAGTACGGGGATGGAAGAAACAACTGAGGTGGTTGAATCCCCTCAAACAGATAATATTTCGGATGTGTCTACCGACGACCTTCGAAATGCATTGGGAACCGTAGTCGAAGACAGCAATGTCCAAGACTCCGAGATTGCGGAGACTGAAGAGCAAACCGCTACTGAGCCGACAGGCGAAGTTAGTGAAGAGCCCGAAGGAACCGAAATTCAAGAGCTAGGTGCTGAAGAGACCGAAGAGGATCGCTTAGCTAAGAGACGAGTCCGTCCTAGAAATCAGATGGATCAGCAAGTCATTGACTTGTACAGATCATCGGGTTTTGAGGGCAGTTTTGCAGATGCGTCAAGTATTATATACGGGACAAATGTGCAGAATGCTCAACCCGAACCTGCTACTCAACAGAGTGAGCCGGAGGTGCAAGCCCCGACTTATGAAGACAAGATAGGAGGAATTAAGGGAGAGGTAGCCGAGTTAGAGACAAAAATAAATGAAGCTAACGAGGAATTGGACACGACCTTAGCATTGAAACTCCAAAGAGATGTTTTCCGAAAAGAATTGGAAATCAGCAAATTGGAGAATCAACAACAGCGTGAATTAGAGAATCAACAGTATCAAGCAGAAGAATCCCAACGGCAAAAGGCGTTGGAGAGTCGAGGAAGAGCAGTTGAAATGTATCCTGATTTGGACGACAATAATTCTGTTTACCGCAAGGAATTTGATCATTTTTTATCTCAGTCCGAGCAAAACCCCGACTACGCAGTTATCTTTTCGTCACCACGATGGTGTGAAATAATGGCAAATGAATTTGCTATTATTAAAGGCGTTAGTGCGAATACTCAAAAACAGGCTCAACCGCAAGCTCAGCCACAAGCTCAGCAACAACAGGTTCAGCCTCAGATGGGTAATCAAGCTAAGGTGTTGACGACAGGACAAACGGCACAACCTGTAAACACTCCAACTACTGCAAATGGACTGATTCAGGATCTTCCGAACATGAGTAATAGTGATATTTATTCCTTACTAGGGAGTTCAGGGGGCAGACAACCATTACAGTAATTGGGGATTCAATAAACTCATAAATTATTCTTAAAATGGCTACTAAAAACTTCGGGAGTATATCGACCCCACATAACCCTATCGCATCGGATTCGAACACAAACATCGATATCCGTACCAATACAACCTCATACGCTGATTTACTTAAAGGTGATGCTAGTTCCGATTTGCGTTCAAGACTTTGGTCTGAACTCGTAACTCGTGATGCTAGAGAGAAAAACATCTTCTCAAAATTCATCGGTGGTGAAGGAAGTGGAAAACCAATTACTGAAAAGCGTGACCTCTCAGCAGGTGGATCTGACAAGGTGACTTTCACCAATGTTGCTCCAATTCGTGGACAGGGTGTTCGTGGAGAAGAAATTCTCAAAAACACTACTGATACGCTCGACTTCAATACTTTCTCAATCGAGATTGATCTTGTTCGTCACGCTGTTGCATGGACACAGGTTCTTAAACTCATGAGATTCACAGGTAAGACAATCGATCAGCTTTCTGCTGAGGTGATGTCTGAATGGATGAGCCGTACTGAGCAAGACCAACTTCAATACGCACTTCGTCAGATTTGCTTGAAGAACAGTGTTGGATCTAACTTCATCAGCGGGTACGGAACTGCTTCAGGAGCGAATTCAGGTGAACTTAAATATGTTGACGGTTTATCAACCGACATCATTCAGGAAGCCAAACAAGCTCTTATCGGAAACGGTGCTGAGCCAATGAACACAGGTGGAGATGAAAATCAGGAAATTCCCGGTTATTTATTCTTTGCTCCTGATGCTTGCTTACGCCCACTGCGTTCTGACCCTGACTACTTGGAAGCAATAACACAAGCTGACGCTCGTGGTGCTGACAACAAGTTGTTCAATGGTTCCTATGCAAAATGGGATAACAACATCATTGCTAATCACAATGTGTTAATTGACACCGCTCGTGGTCGTCAAGGTTCTCCTCTTCTTCCTACATTCTACGCCTATGAAGCAATTGCCGGTTTAGGGTCAGGGTCAGGGGCAAATAAAGTAAAGCTTGGCGGAACTGACGGAGATTACATGGCGAACTTCCGCGGTGCTAAGATCAACATCCCCGGTGGTGGTGGAGTTGCATTAGGAGATAATGACAACGGTACATACCATATCCTTGGAATTGATACTGATGGATCAGTTGCATTGTACAGTTACACTAATGCTAGCTTTTCAGGAACAGGTCTTGGTCAACAAGGTGAAATCGAAGTGACTCGCGTTGGTATCGCTCAAGACGGACTTAAATCAGGCGACATGAATGTTAAAGCTGATAATGACAACGACTTCAATGCCGGAGCAGTGTTCGTTCAAGCTAACAAAATTGGAACTCCAATTGGGTACGCATTAGCGATGGGTAAGGATGCGATGTACTTCGCAAAAGGAAAAATCTATGGTGAACAAATCTTTCATTATGATGACTTTTCCAACTCAGGAAACGATGCTCACTTGAGTGCAGTCGGTGTTCAGTCCGTTTACGGAATGGGTGCTCGTCATGACTCAAGAGGTCGTGTACCTGCGGTTCAGCTCATCGAAGTTGTTCGTCAGGTTCCCGGCTTGACCTTGGTCAATGACTGATGTCAATCCTTCGGTTTAATTATTAATCTTAACATGCCTTCCTCCGCTCCGCGGGGGAAGGCTTTTTTACAACTTATGAAAATAATACTACTAGGTAAAAGCAATCAAATGGGCTCAACGCCCAATATTCGGGTAAAAGGTATGTCTCAAAATAGATATAATTTTATATGGGATAAAGAAATCAGGCATTTTGCATACGAGCCAAAAGATCAGAAAGAGGTAGACGACATTTTCCGAACTCAAGGCAAGATATACCGAACTATGTATTTTTCAGTATGGTTGGACGCTAAAGAAGAAGAAGAAGAGCCGGACAACCATTTTGTAAAAGAAAAACCCCGTAAAAAGGCAAAAAAGGAATCAAATACCGATTTACAAGGGGTAGATGAATTAGTTACCGCATAGTAGTGTTAGTACATGGCTATCAACTTTCTGTCTTTAAAAGATCAGCTATCCACAATGTTGGGTGCTGATTCTTGTGATGATTTACCACCTATTGACCAAGCACGGATCGGAATTTACATAAACCAAGCGTATCGGGAGTGCTACACTCCGATGGACGGTTCCCGACCAATGTGGGCTCAAAAAGGGTACACATTGAACTATGTAAAAGATCAGGCGGGTGCTGATATGTCTACAGAAGTCATTTCTGTCGACATGATTCCTGAACTTGTCAATGAGGGACCCCTTTCGCCCATGACGGGACCTGAAGCGGAGATACGGGCAAAAAGTTTATTTGCATGGGATTTTAGAGCCCCATCGGGTAGAGGGCTGAATTTTCCACACTACAAAGACAACGAACCTGAAAAGGGGAGACCGATTTGGTACTATGTGGACAACCGAAATATGGGTGAGGATAACAAGGTTATCCCCCGACTATATCTTTACCCCGTTCCCGACAAGGAATACAGCGTTGAGGTGTATGCCAACATATTGCCGACCGAGCTATCTGAGGACACTGATGAACCAAGATTACCGGGCGATTTAGTTTGGGACATCCTATTTCCAATTGCGCAGGGCAAAATTCTTTCAGACCCAAGATACAACGGAGATAATAAAGAATTAATTGAGAGAGGTTCAAAAGAGGCGAAGAAAAGACTGAGAAATCTTATCACTCCTCAAAGACACAAAGGGTCGCTTAGACTTGTAAAAAGACCGGGTTGGTAATGGCTAAGGACTTATCAATTCGCCTAGTCGGTCGTCCTAAGATCACTAAGGACAGTAATTTAGGCTTTAATCGGCTAAACCGTAAGTATGTCGTACTTGCACCTCGTGCATCAAAAGAAGGAATTGAGGACAGCAGAAACCCTCTTTTCTTAGAAGTGGGTACTCCTGATGAAGAATTTGAAAAGTACTACCTCGTAAATCAGTCGTTAGAACCTTCCACATCGGTGGATAAGGCGGGTTTAGTCAGGGACTATGTCGATATTCGCGATACATTTAGTACGGAAGGCATATCAGAAAGCGGTGATCTTAAAAAGATGCAGAGAAAGTACACCGTTTTACGGGCAAACCACGAAAAGG